GTGGGGGCGGCCGGGCAGCAGCTCTGGCAACAGGAGGTGGTCAAGCCCGTCCAGGACTACATCAAGACCTGGCAGACCAACCCGCTGCAGGCGCTGGCCGAGACTGCCATCGGGCTCGGCACGATCGCGGCGGTGGTCGGCTTGGAGGCGGTCACCGGCGGCGCCGCGACCCCGGTCATCTTCGCCGCGTTCGGCGCGATGGCCGCGCCCGCGCTGGTGCAGGGCTGGGCGCAGGAGGTGACCGACCCCACCGACGCTCACCTGGTGCAGGCGTTGGTCTCGACCGGCTCCGGCGTGCTCTCGGTCGGTTCGCCGGTACGCGCGTTCAAGGGCATCCAGGTGGCCCGCGGCATGCTCGACACCGCCATGGCGGCGCGCAAGGACATCGCTGACGTGGACGCCGCGGCGGGCCTGCTGCTCGGTGGTCGGGCTGCGGCGCGGGACATCCGCACCGGGGTCTCGCTGGAGAGACAGATCGAGGTGCTGAGCCCCGACCCCGAGGAGGCCCTGCGCCAGTTCGAGGCCCGCGGCGTGAGCATCGAGGAGGGCACGGCCGCCGCGTACATGGCCGCCGCTCGCGGCCAGCAGGCCCTGACCAAGCGTCTGCAGACGGCCCGTGATGCCGGCGATCTGGACACGGTCAAGAACCTGCTCCAGGAGATCCGTGGCCATGCCAAGGAGACTCTGGCGCCGGCCACTCTGGCAGCGTCGTACGACCACCTGTTCATTCCCTCGACGCCGTACACGCACGTGCCCAAGGCGCCTCTGACGGGGGTGTCGGCCGAGCTGCACGACACCCTGGACGAGCACGAGGGTGCGGTGCGTGGACTGCTGCGCGAGCTGCACAGCGGGAATGCGCTGCAGGGCTTGCACGAGGCGGCAACCAGGATCGACTCGGTGATGGAGCAGGGAGCGCTCGACCGCGCCGCGGGGACCGCCTGGGACATGGGCAACCGGGTCCTGGGGCGCGTCGAGGAGATGGCTCGGGCATCCGGACTGGAGGGGCTGAACGACGGCCGGGTGGAGGACGTTCTGCAGGCGCTGGAGGAGCCCGAGAAGTGGCAGGCCCTGCTCGATTCTGAACCCGAGTTGGCGGCGTTCGGCCAGCGGCTCCGCAACGTCTCGAACATGTTGACCGCCGGCGAGCTGAAGTTCGGCACCGTCGCGTTGCCGTTGCTGGGCCGGGTGGCTCACTACGTGCGCGGGACCGCCGGCGAGCAGGAAGCGGAGCCGATCGAGATGTTCAGCTCCTGGTGGAAGAACCCCACCGGCTCGCGTTCCCGGTTCTGGCGTGTGGCGGTGAATGATGAAACCGGTGCGGTGTCGTTCCTGCCTCGTACAAGGTCCGCGATCATCAAGAAGTTCAAGGACCAGACCGAGTTCTATGAGGCGACGCATGGGCATCGCCAGGTGTACATCGCCAACCGGAGTCGGATCAGCGCGATGCGCCGGCGCTTCGGCCAGCTCGAAGGCAAGCGCGGACTCGGACACGGCGACCCGAAGGTGGTGGCCGCGGCGCGGCACAAGATCGACCAGATGATGATCGATGCCCATACTGCCATGGGGCCGCTCGCGCCCGAGCTGGTTGGTATGGAGTACAAGCAGCTCAAGAAGTTGCGCCGTGCCGCGCCCGCCACCCAAGAGCTGGTTACTGGCGGCGAGGCGGTGCGCCAGATGTTGGCTCGTCACATGCACCGCATGCACATGGCCGTCATCGGCGACGGCCTCCGGTCCCACGCGCAGCTCAACATGCAGCGCCTGCAGACGATATTCGGTGAGACGCCGATGAAGACCTGGGGGGCGGCGATGGAGCTGCCCTCGTTCAAGTCGCGGGGCGAGTTGCCCGACATCGTGGAGGGTACCGTCTTCCTGGGCCAGGGTAAGAACGCCGGCTCGGTGGAGGACAATGCCCAGCGCCTGGGTTACTTCCTGGCTCATCCCGCCATTGGTCGCCAGGGCGACCTGCACCATCGGCCGGCGCTGTATGCACGCGGTGACCTGGCGAACAAGATCAAGCAGGCGGAAGCCGACACGTCGGCCGCCGGTCTGCAGAGCGGCATCTTGGATGCCCTGTACAAGGTGAGCGGTACGAGCAAGCGGTACGTCATGTACAACCCGCTGTTCCACCGCCTGAACACGGCGGGCCGGGCCTTCAGCTTCCTGCTGAATGATCCGGTCGTGGCCCGATCGGCGTTCAACGTCGTGGGCGAACTCAAGAAGGATTCGGAGGCGTACTACGCACTCCTGGAGGAGGCGGGTCAGGCTGGGATGGTACACGCCAACCAGTGGAACGTCTCTCATCATCTGCAGATCCTGCAGCGCGAGGAGGACGGCCAGCAGCATTTCCTGGGGGCCATCCGCAACTTCGGGAGAGCCATCAACGACTGGCACTCCGAACACCTGGAGCGGGGGCTGTGGAACAGCGTGGACAACACGCAGCTCGCGGCCTACGTGTACATGAAGACGAAGATGGCGGCGAAGGGTATCCCCGAGGTGGATGCTCGGCGTGCGTCGGCGCAGTACGCGAATATGTTGGGCGGTATGGTCAACCCGCTGTATATGAACCGCATGTGGCGCCACCTGAAGGGGCTCGTGTGGTTCGCGCCGTCGTATTGGGCGACGTTCTTGCACTCGCTGCAGTCGATGATGCCGGGCGCGGCTCGGCTCTCGCAGTTTATGGCCGAGGCTGGCGGCGGTCGCTTCGTGCGGATGTCCGCTGTCCCGCTGAAGGCGCTCGACTACCGCGCTCGCGTGGAGCTGGTGCGCGCACAACGGAGCTGGATGCTCACGTACCTGTCCACGGCCGCGGTGTCGATGGACATGATGAACGTGATGTTCTCGGGCCACCACCTGTGGGACAACGCTCAGGGGCACCAGTTCGACATCGATGTTACCAATCTGACTGGCACGTCGCCGGTCGATGCGCAGCATCCAGAGCCCAAGCCGGCGTACATCACCACCATGCCGTTCTTTCGGCAGGCGGCGGATGTCGCCAACGCGATCGGGTTGGGCCAGGACTACGGGTTCGCCCACAACTTCAGCGACGCCACCTGGCAGAGGCAGGACGCTTTCCACAAGGCGTCGATGGCGATGGGGGCGCTGGTGGACGGCGTCCGCCGCGAGGCGTCAGGCAAGGTCGGCGCCATCCCGCAGGCGGGGTATGAGGCGCTGACCGGACAGTCTTTCTACGGCAACGTCGGCCAGGGCGTGAACCAGCCGATCGACCGATGGGAGGCGCTGGCTTCGTTGGTCCCCAGTGGATACCAGATCCAGCGCATCGTTAAGCAGTACCAGCAGGACCAGACTCAGGCTACCGGTCAGCAGCCCGACGCCGGCGCGTTCTGGAAGGACGCCACGATCGGCATGCTGTCTAGCCTGGCGGGGGTCCCGAGCATCTATCACATGGGCGTCGAGACGCCGCCGATTGACGACAGCAAGTACCAGAACTGGCACTCGCAGCGTACGGCCATCCATGACCAGATGGTTGCGTACAGCAATCAGGTCTTCGCTGGGGGCGTCGCTCCTGCCGAATACTCGCGACACAAGCACGACCTGGAGCAGCGCCTGGCGCAGCTCGACATCGATACCTGGGGCGACAGCTCGCCCGGTGCAAGCCTGGCGTCCGCATACACGCAGCTCTCCAAGCAGTTCGGCCTGGACGACCAGGCCCTGTCGGACCAGCAGTGGTTCGAGTTGTACGATGCCTTTCTGCCGGCCTGGAACCAGATGCTCCAGGCGGCCGATCCGTCCTCGCGCGCTGCGTGGTGGGAGCACCATACGCAGCAGTGGACCGACGCTGATTACCTGGAGTGGGAGGCGCAGCAGCTCAAGGAGGCTCTGGCCGGCTCGATCGACGGCCAGAACGGGGCGTACATCCGCGCCGTCCAGAACCAGCTTTTCCAGCTCAAGCCGTACATGAGCGCCGCGGACTTCAAGTCCCTGGAGGACTCGGACCCTGCATACTCCGCGTATCGGACTATGCTCCAGAACATCGGGCTGACCAGCCCCCTCGGCGCCTTCGTCTCGGCGTTCAGCTCGCCGTTCTCGACCACGGCCATCCTGCCGGCGGGCATGACCTCCGAGCAGGCTCAGGAGGTCTCGGGCTCGACGGGCGGCTACGCGGTGCGCGCCGAGGAGGCGCAGCAGCTCGCGCAGCAGGCCCGCGGGGTGGCGAACGAGCCCCAGGTCGCCCAGGCGGGTGGCAACGCCGCGGCCAGCCCTGAGTTGCAGGCGGCCGTTCAGGCAGCGGAGGCCGGCGGGTGAGCTGGCTCAACGACACCGCCAGCGCCATCTCCTGGCTGGCCGAGAACGTGACCAACTACCAGCAGGCCCAGCAGGGGTTCCAGCAGCTCGGGATCACGGCCGAGGACTTCCTGTCGTGGTACTCGTACATGACCGCGAGCACGCCTGGCGCCAGTCAGGCCCTGCTCGGCAACTCGGCGCCGACCGACCCCACGCTGGGGCAGTGGCTGACCACGGCCCAACAGCAGACCACGCCCGCCGCGAAGGCGCCGACCGCCGCTCAGCAGCAGGCCCAGCAGCTCGGCCTCGGCAACCTGCGGATTCCGCCGGGCGTGAACCAGACCGGGTTCATGGCCACCGTGCAGGCCGCCCAGGAGATGGGCGTGCCGGTGGCCATCGCGCTCGCGCTGGTAGCCCAGGAGACGGGTGGCGGGTTCGACCCCAACAGCCAGGGCGACTACGACGCCAACGGCAACCCGACCAGCTTCGGGCTCGCGCAGCTCCACCAGGGGGGCGAGCTGGACGACTCGGGCCTGGACTCCACGACAGCGCTGGCCGACCCGGTCGAGAACGTGAAGGTGGCCCTGCGCCAGGTGCAGAAGGTCATGCAGCAGCACCCCGACTGGTCGTACGGCCAGATCGTGGCCGCCGCGCAGCGGCCCGCCGACCAGACGGGGTACGCCGCCAGCGTCAACGCGTGGGTCGATCAGATCCAGACTGGCCAGGGGCCGCTGGGCTTCGCGCAGTCGCTCACCACCGGGACGCTCAGCCAGCGCCAGAACCTGCCCGGCGGCGGCAGCCAGGTGCCGCTCCCGTTCAGCAGCTCGTATTTCGAGGACATCACGCAGTCGTTCGGGGTGAACGGGGAGGAGGGCACCGACTTCGGGATGCCCGAGCACCAGTCCATCCTCACGCCGGTCGGCGGCACGATCGAGACCCGCGACGACGGGAACCGAAATTGGGGCCGCGCGGTGTACGTGAAGATGCCCAACGGGTGGACGTTCTTCGTCGGGCACCTGTTCGACTTCGCGGTCCAGGACGGCCAGGTGGTCGCGCCGGGTCAGGTGCTGGGCACCAGCGGCGGCGGCGGCGACGCGCCCAGCCCGGGCGACTCCACCGGTCCGCACATCGAGATCCGGTTCATCGACCCGAGCGGCCAGAACCAGGACCCGATGCCGTTCCTGCAGCAGCTCTACCACCCGACCGGCAGCGGCGCCAGCTCGTCCAACCTGTACTCGAACTGGATGGGCGGCATGTTCCAGGGTTCTGCACAGGTAACCCCCAGCGAGGCCCAGCAGAACCTCGTCACCACCCCGGATCAGCGCCTGCTCGATCTGAACAGCCCGACCGGGCTCTGGTACCAGGCTGTGGACAGCGTGTGGACAAGCATCTTCGGGCAGCACGCCCCGCTGCAGGCAGCCATCGACTTCCACAACTCCGGCATCTCCACGCGCCAGGGCATTCAGGACGCGGTCAATGGTCTGCCGTCCGGCATCGTGCCGGGGGTCTCGATCGGTTCCTTCAACTCGCTCGACCAGGCGGTGAACTCGATCTCGAACCAGATGTTCGGGCGCCCGGCCCCGCAGTCGCTGGTGGCGCAGTTCTTCCAGCAGGGCATCACGTCGTCGTCGGATGTGAAGCTGTGGTTCGACACGCACGCGTCGAGCGACATCCCGCAGGCTGATTACCAGCAGGTCTACGACGCGATGAACCCATACACGCAGGCGGTGTGGGGCGACTCCCCGCATCCGACCGATGTCGCTGCCGCGTACCAGCAGGCAGGTGGCCAGGCGGGGTCCAGCACCAGCTCCCAGGGGCCGTCCACGATCCCGATCGGGACCACGCCGGGGGTGTACTGATGTTCGACCCCTCGAAGCTGTCGCAGGCGGTGAGCACGGTGCTCGGCAACAAGCCGCACCCGGACTTGCCCGAGGTCAAGGTCAACCAGTACGAGGCGTTCGGCCGGGTGGCTGCGCGCATGTTCGGGAACTCGCAGCCGCGGCCGAGCCAGGTCCGCTTGGCGTACCACTCGCTGGTCAACTCCGGTATCTCGCCGGCCGAGTTCGAGCGCCTGTGGGATACTGCGCGCCCGATCGCGAACGAGCTGTTGGACCGGGACCCCAACCTGCACGACATGATGCTGATCCAGGGCCAGCCGCCCAATGTGATCGCCGACTACTACGCGCAGCACCCGCACCCCGAGGCGCCGGACGTCCCGGCCGGGAAGATCAATGCCTACCGTGCTCACGCCAACCCCATCTCGCAGACGCTGTACGGCCGCGCGCCCAACATCATCGAGTTGCACCGCTTCGCCACCGGCAACTACGGGATCGAGGACATCCTGGCGCACTACCACGACGACGGCACGTCGATCTCCGGAGCCAGGAAGTGAACGTCTACGAAGGCGACAACGGGCCGGAGCCGGTATACAACCCCCAGGACACGCCGGGAGTCAACCCGTTCGGGCGGCCTTACCCGGGCACCAGCAACCCGAGCCCGCCGCCGCAGCGTTACGACACCGGACCGCCGCGGAAAGGGAAGGCCAGCTCGAAGCCGCCGCCGGCGCCGCCGCCCGACCCGTGGGCCGGTGTTGCCGGCGCTGTGCGCGACCAAGCGAACGCGCTGGTGGACAAGTTCCTGGCCACGGTCGGATACCCGCAGGGTGTCGATGCCAATGGGCTCGCGCTGAAGCTGGCGAAGTCTGGTACCAACATCACCGGTTCGCCCTTCGACGCGTACGAGTGGTTGTTCGGGAACGCGCTCAACGACTCCCAGCGTCAGTCGAACCCGTGGGCCGAGTTCGGCATGGGCAAGGACGACTACACGCAGACCGTGTCCAAGCTGAACAGCGTGATGGCGAGCTGGACCGGGGACTCGTTCAGCGCCGACACGTTGAAGACTGCGATCAGGGGTTCCTGGACGCCTGACCAGATCCGCAACTTCGCCATGTTCGGCAACCCCGAGGGCACCGGGCAGCTCACCGCGGACGCGCAGTTCACTGGCGCCGACCCGTGGATCGGCCTCGGGCAGACGTATACGCAGACCCTGCAGGGGTTCGAGACCTTCGAGGGCACCACGCCCACGGACAAGGCCACGCTGGCGGCGTGGTTCCGGTTCGGTGCCAACACGAAGACGCTGGGACAGAGCCAGGAGGCGACGCTGAGCGCCCCTGCGCGGGGGTCGGCGCTCGCAGCCGCCGGCGCCGAGGTCCGATAGACTGCCGCCATGTCCAAGACCACGTGGGCGAACCCGAACCCGGCAGGCGGGGCGTACGGCCGCAGGGGCAACCTGTACACCGACGTGATCTTCCTGGACTCCAAGGTGGCTCCGCTCAGCTCTCCGGCACCGGCCCCGTTCAGTACCGGCAACCCGGCTGGCATCGTGCCCCAGGGCTGGGTCGAGCAGATCGGGAACGACGGCGAGGTGGACACCATGGCGGCCGTGACCATCGGCGCGGTCGTGACCCGCCAGGCCAACATCTGGCAGTGGATCGTCCCGTACGACGGCTGGGCCGCGTGGCCTCCTGATCCACAGCGGGGCCAGCCCGGTCATACTGCACAGCGACCAACAGGTGAAGGGTGATGGGTAAGCGAGTCTTCAGCGTGAACGGGTTCGGCAAGGGCTCCGGCGCCGTCGCGGCCGATGTGCGCGAGCGCATGGACCGCGTCGAGGCGGCGCGCGAGCTGGAGCTGCGTGCCCTGATGGAGAGCGACACGCCCATCCCCGGGGGGAACGGGGAGACGTTCCGCCAGCGCGCCGAGCGGTTGGGGGTAGACCGCTCGGCTCTGGCGAACGTCCGCAGCTTCATGGAGCTGATGGGGGGCAAGACCCCCGCGACCGGCCGTCACGGGGCTTCCGCCCCGATCGAGGTCCACGGCGAGCGGTTCGTGGCCACCGACTCCTGGACAGACTCCAGCGGCGACACGCACACCGAGGGGTACAGGCCCGTGGGTGGTGGCCGGTTCGAGCGCGTGGTCGCCACGGAGGAGCGGGTGAACGAGCACACGCGGCTGGTCACCCGAACGCGAGGAGGTAGGTGATGTACCGGGTACCGCTGTGGCGCGCGTATGACGCCAACGACGGAACGAACGGTGGTGCGGGCGGTGCAGCGTCCGCGGGGCAAACGGCGGGAACCACTGCGCCCGGCACGGGGACGGCGACGGCCCCACCGCCGGCCAGCCCGCCGGCTGAACCCCCGGCTGCCCCGCCCACACCGCAGCTCGATCCCCAGGCGTACAACGCGCTCCTGGTGCAGAACGCCAGGCTCCAGGCCCGCGTCGAGTTCCCGCAGGCCGACGTCGCCCTCATCGACACGTTGACCGACCCGGCGGCCATCGCCGCGGTGGCGAAGCGCACGCACGAGCTGGCGCTGGCGGCGCAGCCGGCGCAGGGCCAGCAGCAGGCCGGCGGCGTGCCCGTCCCGAGCGACAACGCGACCCGGGCGGCCGAGGCCGAGGAGACGCGGCGCGTCCGCGAGATGCAGTACAAGGTCCGGCAGCGCGTGCGCCCGGGGGCTAGCGGCGGTCGGACGGTGATCGAGCCGTGGGAGGCCGAGGACTTCCGGGACCTCGCGTTCAAGGTGTCGTGGAACGCCCACATGCAGCACCGGCGCGCGGGCCGCGGCAACGTCTCGGAGCCGCCGAACGGAGCCCCGCCTGCCGTCGCGCAGGCTCAGCAGATCCCGACCATGGGTCGGGCGTTCTAGTGCAGGGAGGACCCTAGCCTATGGGCATCCAGGACGCGAAGCGGGAGGCGCAGACGGCCCCGCCCGCAGAGCCGGACGAGCCCGCCGTCGCGACCGCGGAAGCGCCCGCGGATGCCCCGCCGGTCCCCAACATGTACTGTCTCGATCGGCGCCACGCCTCGCGCCTGGTGACCGTCGAGCGGTTCTTCCGGTGGGACGGGGAGCGGTACCCGCAGGGCCACCCGGCGGCTGGCCAGCTCATCATGATCGACCAGGGCGCCGGCCAGCCGGCGATGCCCGTGACCTCGACGTGCCCCATCTGCTCGGTCTGCACGGCGAAGGACGCCAACAACATCGACCCCCTGACCGGGCGCCCGCGGGACGCGCGAGTGAGCTGCATCCCGCTGGAGTACAACGAGGCGGGCGAGCCGCAGATCCCTGCGACCGTGCTCAGCATCGCCGCCCGCGCAGGAGAGGCGTAGGCTATGGCCTTCACCCACGTCGGCCTGGCCGAGCTGGACTACACGCCGGGCGCGATCCGCACCGACATGTCGGACGGCCAGTACGCCTCGCTCATCATGCTCACCAACTTCCTGTCGTCGCTCGGGTTCGGCAACTTCGGCGGCGGTGGTACGGGCGTGGGCGCCAGCAATCAGCAGCTCATTCACTACTGGACCGAGACGCGCCTGAACCCGCGTACGGTGACGCTCCTCGACGCGGGCGGCATCAACAACGCGGTCACGGTGTTCACGGTCTCGCTCGCGGACGGTGGCCTGCTCGACGTCGGCTACATCCTCAAGGACCGCGCGCAGACCCTGCTCGTCGCCGAGCAGATTTTCGTGAACGGCTTCATCGTCGGCGGTGCCAACGTCACTGTCCAGATCACGCGCGGCTTCAACGGCACCACCGCTGCCAGCCACGCGCAGAACGCCATCCTGGAGATCGTCGGTGCGCCGGTGCCCGAGGGCTCGGACATCGGCCGCGACCAGAGCCGCAGCCCTGGGGTGAAGGGCAACCTGATCCAGAGCTGGCGGCGCGACGTCGTGATCGACGGCTCGATGGTCTCGCTCGCGCGGCACGGGATGATCCCGGGCCAGCCCAACATGCCCGCCTTCCAGCTCCACGAGCGCTGGTGGGAGATGACGATCGACATGGAGCGGTCGCTCATCAACGGCATCGGTACGCCGGCGGCGACGCAGACCGACTACCAGGAGATGTGGGGCGCGCTGGCGTGGCTCGGGTACAGCAACCCGGTCCCCAACAGCACCGCGCAGCTTTTCAACGCGAACGGCGCGTTCATCAGCGACATCCTCTGCTCGCAGGTCGGGATCAACATCTACCAGCAGGGCGGGGACATCCCCGACGTCATCGTGGCGCACCCGTACGTGATCGACAGGATCAGCCGCGTGTTCCGCGACCAGATCCGGATCACCGAGTCGGAGCTGGTCCGCGGCGTGAACGTGGACGCGGTGCGCCTGTCGATCGGCCGCAAGCCGCTGCAGCTCGTGATGAGCGGCTACATGCCCGACCCGACGCTGGTCGAGTCGATCGCGGCCTTCATCGACCTCGACCGCATCAACATCGTCCCGTTCCTGGACCGCTTCTGCTTCTTGATCTCCTCGCCGAGCATGAAGGACGCGGACATGGTGTCGGTCTTCAGCCAGTACACCATCGAGTTCAGGAACACTGGCACCGATACTGGCTTCACCAGCCAGGTCATGCGGAACTTCGGGATCTAGCCGATGGCCGCCAAGTTCAAGTGGGAGGAGGCCCAGGGGTCTCCTCCCGGGGTCAACGGCTCCTGGGACTTCAAGAACGACGTCGCCGATTTCGGCGACTTCGTGCTGGCGGGCGCGGGCTCGATCATCCAGGAAGTCCTGCTCCTCCCGCCCAGCACCAACCTCCAGGGGGCGGGCGAGTACGACCCGTATCCGACCCCCCTGGCGGCGGCCAGCGGTACGCGCACGATCGGCGCGTCCAGCTCGCCGATGGGCACCCTCACGCGGGCCTGGATCTTCGCTCGCACCAGCGCCGGCGGTCTGTACCAGCCGGCGGCAGGCTCCACCATCACGCTCGACGTCGTGTCGGCGTCGGAGACGGCGGGCGCCGGCAACCAGGTCAAGACCAACATCGTGCCGGCGTTCACGCTCGCGACCGGCAACACCGCGTTCTGGAACATCCTGACCTTCGCCTCGTTCGCGGGCACCGACCGGGCCGCGGCTCGGTCGGACGGCACGATCGTGGCGAGCTGGATGAACCTCTACGCGGGAGATGTCATCATCGCCACCCTCACGACCACGGGCGCTCTGACCAACCAGGGCAACTCGCTCGCGGTCACCCTGGAGTGGGTGTAGGCTTCGGCCATGGCAGCTCAGATCGGCGCGATGCAGTCCCCGCACCTGAATGCCAGGAAGGGGCAGGCGGTTCAGCTCGGCGGGATCTCTGTCGGCGGGACGCAGAAGGCAGCGCAGAACCTGGGTGGGCAGCACACCGAGAGCCGCGCGGCGCAGCGCTCGCGCAAGACGGGCCAGCTCCGCGACTCGGGCCGCGGGAAGCACCGTGCTTCCCGCCGGGCCGGGTACCTGGGATAATGCGGCCATGAGCGGCGTACCGGCGCAGAACACGACGCAGCAGGACTACCGCGACCACGTGGTGTACGACACCCCGGCCGCGAACGTCTTCGGCATCGGCATCCGCCCGGGCACGTCCCCCTCGATGGACTTCATGGAGAACCTGCTCGGGCAGCGCACGGGGGTCGGGATCGCGACTCCGTGGAGCACCCCGATTCGCACCGGCATCCGGGCCGCGGTGGACACCGACACCGGTGCCGCGGGCTCGGTCTACGCGGCCGGGCCGCCGGCCACCCTGACCGACGCTGGCAAGACGTGGGTCGCCAACCAGTGGGGGCCGTTCGTCACCGGGGGCTCGCGCACCCTGTTCTCCCTCAACGGCGCCGGTGCGATCACCAAGTTTAAGATCGCCTCGAACACGGTGACGGTCGTGTCCGCGGCTGCCGCGGTCGGCTGGTCGAACGGCACGCCGGCCAACGGCACCCTGTACTGGATCGCCCCGGACAACTACCTGCAGACGGGCTCCGGTCAGGCGGTCGCGCAGAGCGCGGTCCTGGGAGCTGACAACTGGTGGGCCGCCCTGCGCCAGGCCCCCGGCAACCCGGGAGGTGAATAGCGATGGCGAAGGGCGCCACGCAGCGTCCGCGGAGCCGTGGCCCGCAGCCGGGCTCGGTGTTCCTGGGCGAGGAGTCCCGGCGCGGGACGCTGGCCAACGGCAACCAGATGATGCCGCGGCCGACGTTCACGCAGCCGGACAACGGGACGCACACCAGCGCCCCGGGCTCGCTCGGGCCGCACTACGATCCGACCTCGAAGCCGATGCACGTCGGCAACCAGGAGACGGACCTGAAGGCGGGGCTGTACTAGGATGGCCCGCGGCCGGCGGATCTCCGCGCTGCCCAAGGTGAGGATCAAGAAGTTCCGCCTTTCCAAGGGCAAGCGCAGCTCGCGGAGGGGCGCGGCCTACTAGGATGGCCATGCCAATGCCCCCGTCCATGAACCCCGCGGCGATGCAGCAGATGCAGCCGGCGATGGGGAGTGGAGCCGGGCCTGGGATGGCCCCGGCGCTGCCTGCCCCGCCGGACCTGACGGCAGCGCCGGGCCGAGGGTCACGAACTCGCGGTAAGCACCGCAAAGGAGGTCGGAAGGTGGCACGACGCGGCCGCAAGCACCGCCGGCGCTAGCTTCGGCTCCGTGAGGAGCTGAGCGACGAACGAAGCCCCCGGGGAGGGGATCGCAGGGACGCCCCCTCGATGACACCCGGGGGCTTCGTGTACTCTGGGCTCGATCGAATTCCGGGGCTCGCCCGACGTGTGGCAGGGCTGGCGGCGCCAGTAGGAGTCGTCGGCCCGCTACACTGGCTCCCATGACGCTCGCGCTCGGGAACGGGCAGCCGGACAGCTTCTTCGTCCAGGAGGTCCGGCGCATCTTCCGGGACCAGGGCCGGTTCGTCCAGGAAGCCCCGGGTGCGGACGGCCAGCGCGGCGGGTACGGCTCGGCCGCCAGCTCGCCGATCAAGCTCCAGCAGGCGCCGGTGCTGCGCACGGTGATCGCGCTCACCGCTCCCGGCGCCGCCAACCAGCCACTGCCGGCCAACCAGCCGATGATCGGCGGCACCGCGGTTCCCACCTACGTCCCGCTGTTCGACCCCCTGCCGCCGACCTCGGGCATCCTGCCCACGCCGATCCTCACGGCCGGCGCCGCCGGCATCTACCCGGGGGGCACGTACCAGGTGGTCTTGACCTACGTCACGGCCGCCGGCGAGGTGGGGATGTCCTTCCCCTCGAATCAGCTCGTGCTCGGCGCCGGGCTCTCGCCGCGCGTCGGTGCGCTGAGCGGGTTGCCCAGCGCTGTCACCGCGGTCAACGTGTATCTCATCACGAGCCCGGGTGCCCCTGTCTTCTGCGGGTTCCTGGGGGCGATGGCGGTGACCGCCGGCGCCACCCCCGCGACCACGTTCAACGTCTCCGGCAACGGCGTGCTGCCGGTGCTCATCAGCACCGACACCGGCGAGCTGTGGTTCCCGCTGCCGCCCGTCTCGGGCTCCATCCAGATCCAGTACCAGACCGCGCGCTACAGCGATCAGCAGGTACTGGAGGCGTTGTACGAGGGCCTGGGCATGCTCTGGCCGGAGATTTGGTCGTACCAGCCCTTCGACCTGGTCAGCGTGCTGCCGAGCCCCGTGCAGTACGAGTACGTGCTGCCGGCGGTGCCGTACGCGGACCCGAAGACGCTCATCACCCAGGTCGAGACCCGGCCGCCGCAGGCGTGGATCAGGTTCCGGCGTATCTCGGGCTGGCGCTTCGCGCAGGACCCGGTCTCGCCCACGCTCATCTTCGAGCGCACGCCGCCGACCGGCGGTCAGGTGCGCATCACCGCGGTGCAGCCCTTCCAGAACCTGGCCGACGTGCCCGGCATGGGCGGCACCGGCATCCTGTTGCCGCCGGCCAACCTGCCTGTGTACTACGCGGTGGGTCGGCTCCTGGCGGACGCCGAGGTGATGCGCTCGCGCAGCGACGACCTGCCCGCGCTGACCGGCGAGAACGCGGGCTCGGAGAAGGGCGGCAACCTCCAGACGGCCACGTTCTGGTTCTCGACCATGTTCGCCGAGGAGCTGAAGAAGCTGAGCATCGGCAAGCCGGCCCGGCGCATGGTCGCGCATCGCATCGTGGAGCGGCTGGGGCTCAGCTCGATCTGGCAGGAGGCAGCCTGATGTACTCACGGTTCTTCCCACCCGCCGTCTCGGTCTCGATCGTCGCCCTGCTGGTGATCGCGCTCATCGTGGTCACCGGGCACTGCGGTGGCAACGTCAGCGCCGGCTTCAGCCTGGGCGTCCGGTGAAGCACCGCTCTCCGACCGGCCGCGTGACCCACGTCGCGGTGCCGCCCGAGCCCGCGCAGGGCGTCCAGCCGAGCGCGGACTACACCCGGGCCAGCCAGCAGCTCATCGCGCGCCAGGACCAGCGCGGGCGCATCCGCGAGTCGGTCAAGGTCGAGGGCATGGGGCCGAGCCGGCTCCAGCAGCGGACCCGCGTCACGGCCGAGGACATCGCCGTGCAGGAGCGGGCGGCCACGCTGCGCCAGCAGGATGACCAGGCCCGGGGCCTGGTGGACTCGCTGACGTTCGAGGCCCGCGCTCGCGCCGCCGGCGTCATGGGCCGCGTCACCCCGGCGATGCGATTCCGGCTCGACCAGGCGGCGGCCGAGCGCTCCTATGCCTACCCGCGGACCTCGCGCTGACGGCCGCGAGGCGGCTGTATCGGCCAGTACACGGCGTGGAAGGCCCCACGGCCGGATGCCGCAGACCCCGGCCGCCCAGGAGCCCGATCCGCCGGCTCTCCGCAGGCCCGAGGAGTTCTTCGACGCGCTCCACACCCTGGTCGGCCAGGACGACCTCCGGCTGAAGCTGGCGAGCACCTTCTACCAGTACCTCGCCTTTCTCCACGAGCCCGAGGCCGGGCGCCCCAACCTGCTCGTGTACGGCCGCTCGGGTTCGGGCAAGACGTACGCCATCCAGCAGTGCATCGCGGCGGCGGGGCTGCCGGTGACCATGCCCAGCGCAGCCAGCCTGGCGCCGCCGGGCTTCCGGGGCCGCGTCTTCGTGGACGTGCTGATCGACCACTGGCGGCGCTGGAAGACCGACTACGGCGTGATCTTCTTGGATGAGATCGACAAGTGGTGCGCCGGCGCCGCGAAGCAGAACTCGCGCAAGCCCGCCGACTCCAGCAAGGTCTCCTCCGAGCTGGAGATGGGCGGCATCGCGCTCCAGCAGGAGCTGCTGCGCACGATCGAGGGCGAGCTGGTCACGTTCACCGACGACGCCAAGGACGTTGAAGACCTGGAGGACGTGGTCTTCGACACCGGCCACGTGTTCTGGATCTTCGGCGGCGCCTTCGTTCATCTGGACCGCTACGTGCGCCACCGGCTGCGCAACACGCACCTGTCCGAGGAGGAGGCGTGGGAGCACGCCGTACCCGAGGACTTCAAGGGCTACGGGATGACGCACGAGCTGGCCGACCGGATCTCGACCTGGGCCTGGACGAAGCCCCTGAAGGAGGTCCAGATGGCGCAGATCCTGCGCGAGCAGGACGTGCCCCGGTGGGTGAGGCGGTTCGCCATGCTGGACATCGAGCTGCGGCTGGAGGCCGGCGCCATCGGCGCCTGTTCACAGCACGCTTGGCAGATGCAGGAGGGGCCGCGCGTGGCCCGCGCTATGCTCAACCGCGGCATGGACGACATCCTTGCGCACGCCTCGCGCCGCGCCGCCACCGATCCGTCGTGGGACAGGGTCGTGACTGTTCACGCCGGCAACGTGCGCTCGGGGTACATCGACTGATGGGAGCAAACCCCCAGCCCCAGGAGGTCGGTCCGATCTACGACCTGCTGCTGCAGACGCGGGACGGCCAGGCGCTCACGGTCCTGAACGCCGACCGGCAGCCGCTGCAGATTGCCGGCGTCGCGTACATGACCACGATCGACCGCCAGCAGCAGCAGCACGAGGAGACCGAGCTGCAGCACAAGGACCAGGTGACCCAGCTCGCGAGCCCCAGCCTGACCGACCGCGAGCTGGATCAGTGGCCGCAGATCAGTCAGGGCGACTGGTCGGGCGGCGGCCTGCAGCGGGTCCTGACCGGCTCCACGCCGCTGACCTCGTTTCAGGCGGCCAGCGACCCGACTCGGTATTGGGACGGCCTCGGCCTGCTGTACCCGCTCACCGACTACGTGCCCCAGCAGCCGCTGGTGCCGCCGCCGGTGGTCGAGTCCAAGCCCAACCCCACGGACTCGGTCAGCTTCGCGCTCGGCATGACGGAGGAGCGCTTCGGCGAGGGCTTCATGTTTGCGTACCAGGACATCACGCAGAGCAAGTTCTTCCTGGTCACGTACAGCAACAACAATCGCAGCTCGACTGACATCAGCGCGATGGGGGCGCCGAACGATATGGTCACGGGCGGCGGAACGACCTGGCTGGCCTCACAGTCGGCGCTCTGGCACTTCGACTTCGGCACGCTCACCAACCTCGACACGTTCCCGGCCGGGTTCACCTTCACTCGCACCGGCAACTTGGCGGTGACAGTGGTGGGCAACCGGACCTACGTCGCGGTCGCCGGCGACGACACCAACAGCACCGCCACCGTGCGCCTGTACGACGTCACCAACTTCACTGCCGACACGTTCAGCAATACCGCTGTCACACCGCTGCAGCTCGACAACCACGGCGACATCCGCCAGGTTCTGTTCAGCGGCTCGAACCTCATCGTCGTGGCGAAGTACGGACCGGAGCACTACCTGCTCCAATATTCCATCGTGGGCGCCACGTGGACGACGCTGGCCAAGCTCACGGGCTACTTCGCGGTCCGCGTGGTGGATATCAGCGGCACCCTGTTCATCACGTGCTCGTCGGAGGACGGGGGCGGTCAGCTCTCGATCTCGCTGTTCCTGTTGCAGGGCGGCACGCTGCAGGACATCGGACCGCTGACCCCGCCCACCGGGTTGTACCCGGGCGAGCTGCTGAGCCTGCCTGCCTCGGCGCCGCCCTACGCCATCTTCGGCTTCTATGCACAGGACGCGGTCAACGACTTCGGCGGCAACGTGTTCCGGGTGTTGTACGCGTACGACGTCGAGAAGGGCAAGCTGTTCCACTTCGCTACGCTGCCCACCGTGGAGCCGAACCCGATCGGCAGCGACCCGACTGGAAGCGTGGTCAGGCTGGCGGTGTACCACGGTGCGCAGCGGACGTTCCAGGGCCAGCTCTCTGTCGTGGACCTCGGCGTCGTCCTCCCGCTGAGCATCAACACCATCCCGATCGGGGGCGACTTCACCAGTCTGCCCATGGCGCAGGAGCTGATGTTCGGCGTCACGCAGATTGGCAAGTTCGGTCCCAAGGCCCGTGGCCCGCTGCAGATCATCAGCTCGATCATCGACTTCACGTCGGACCAGGCCAAGCTGTACAGGCAGGGCGTGGTGAAGCTGCTCACGGCGATGTACAACCATCCGTCGTGCGCAGTCCAGCTCGATGTGTGGCTCGACCAGGACCCCGATACGCTGGCAGCCACGCCGGACTTCAGCGCCTTCCTGGACGGCACTGGCAAGCAGGTCATCAACGGCGTCACCATGCAGGTCACGCCCGGCGGGAAGCGGCTGGCGCTGCCCATTGACACGCTGGCGACCAAGGCCGTGTACCGGCTCACCACCTACGGCGCCGTCGTGATCCAGGGCGGGTCGATTCTGGACGCTCCGAAGCCGAAGTCGGTGGCCATCCAGATCGCCACCGGCTGGGTGCAGACGCTGCTGCTCGACCTCGCGCCGCAGTCGCAGAGCAACGGCAAGAACGTGCAGGACATCTGGACCTACCAGGGCATCGACAGCACCGCGGCGTACAACTTCCTGCGCATGCTGTGGCGCAAGCGCGGAGGCGAGTGCCTGGCCACGTTCCCCAACGGCGACAGTGGCCCCTGGCTGATCCAGGACGAGCACTTCGACACGCCGAAGCCGTTCGGCACGCCCTTCCGCGCAGACCAGCGGGCCACGCTCAAGTACGTGGCGGCGGTCAAGCTGCGCGAGGACATCCTGTGAGCATCGATCCGCAGCGACTGCCCCCGCCCCCGCTCCCGCGCTCGACTCAGCCGCCGCAGGTCTTCCCATCGCCGCTGCCTGGAGTCCTGGCGCTGCCGCCGGCGGCCACCGGCCGGGTCTTCCTGCTCGGGATCTTCACCCACACCGGAGTGTGGCCGAGCGCTGACCAGAGCTTCACGCACCCCGGCGGGGTGCTGGTGGTCGGCTGGAACACGTCCGCCTTCGTCTCGGTTGCCAACAGCGCGATCACCGGCCAGCTTGTGCTCGATGGGGTGGTCGTGGACAGCAACACGTACTTCGTCAACTTGGCCAACGTCCACACCCCCTTCCCGCAGAAGTGGGCGGTGTTCGCCGCGTCCCAGCTCAACATCCCGGGCGCGCAGTCTCCCGTCGCCACGGGCGTCCACAAGCACCACCTGGCCCTGACCGGGACCAACGGGACCTCGAACGGGAGCGACCTGGGGTTCACCATCGTGCTCGCGCTTCAGCCATAATTCGCCCATGGCCAGCCAGGTCAATCCGCTCGTCGCCGGCAACACCACCGACGACTCGCGCTTCAACTACCGCTTCGGGCTCCTCGCCGGCGGGCCGGGCGGCCTGGCCACCTACCCGAGCATCGGTGGGCCGCCGGCGAACTCGGTGGGTAACGACGGCGACTTCGCGCAGCGGCGCGACGGCGGCGCCGGGACCACGCTCTACCAGCACCGGGCCGGGGCCTGGGTCGCGACCGGAGCGTAGCGGTGCCGCCCCCGAGCCAGCAGCGCGGCCAGCTCATGGCCACCCCCGGTTACACGGTCGATCTCGACCCCTGGTACGGCACCCCGCAGAATGAGATCCCGCTGCCTGCGCCGGTCAGCTTCGCGGCGCAGTTCCTGGACTTCGGGCTCGCGGTCATGCCGCTCCGGATCAAGACTATCGCGGTCGTGGTGGACACCGCGCTCACGTCGGCCGTCGCCGGGCAGGCCACCGCGCAGTTGTTCGTCGCCCGCTCGATCTTCTCGACCGCCGGCGCGGACCCCCAGCCCAACGTCGCCGGCACGGGCGCGAGCGGGGCTTTCGCCGGGGGCTCGGGCGGCGTCAGTCAGTTCCCGACCACCGGTCTCAACGCCTGCCAGGCTCGCGGCGCCGCGGCCAACCTCGGCCCCAACACGGCCAACCTGGGGCCGGGCGTCTTCTTCTTCGCCCCCTCCGACATCCCCGACCTGCAGTGGGAGTGGTGCGTGGTGGGCTTGGAGATCAAGGCGGCGGTCGCCTTCACCGGCGGCTCAGCCCGCGTCTTCGTAGAGCTGGCGAACACCTGATGGCACGCTACCGCCTCGGTTTCAGCGGAACCGCCGGCGGCCCGGCCAACAACGCGGCCTACTTCGACTTGTGGACGGCGACGCGGGTCATCCGCGTGCGCGAGCTGGCGTTCTTCAACATCTCGAACGCGACCGCGCTGGTCGGCTCGACGCTGATCCGGACCACGGCCCGGGGTACGCAGAACGCGACCGTGACCCCCACCGCCGTGGCCAACGGGTACAACACCACTGACGTCAACCCGACCCTGGTCGTGGACAACGGCTGGACGGTTCAGCCCACGTTCGCTGCCCTGAACATGGGCGCGATCGACATCGCCGCGGCGGTGCAGTCGGGTATCGTCTGGATCTGGAACGACGAGCGCGACGGGGTGCTGATGATCCAGCCGGCCAACGGCCTGGCTGTGCAGAACACCTCCGGCGGCGCTCTGGCCACGACTCCTCGCTGCTGGATCGATTGGGAGGAGTAGGGCGTGCCGGTGCGCCTTCCCTCTGTACCGCTTCGCCATGACCGGCACTGGCCGCGCCCTGTCGCCTCCAAGGACCATACGGTGAAGGCCCCTCCTCCCGGTCCTCAGCCGGCGCCCCCGCCCATCATCACGATCGCCTGATGCCGTACACGGGGACCCCGCCCGGTGGAGCGGACCATGGCCCCTCGATCAAGAACCCGGCGACGTACGAAGCGCTGATGCGCGAGGAGCACTCGCAGTCGAGCGCCGCTGCCATCAGCAACAGCGCCGTTCGTAAGGGATACAAGAGGGGCCGACACCGCAGTGCCGGGCGCCGCCATGGCCGTGCTCGCGGCCACCGGTGAGCGTCGTCGCAATGTCACCTGATACTGCGCGGGAGTGGGACCGCCGGTTGGACCGTAGTATCGATGACGCAGCTAAGGAAGCCCGGTCGAACGGGAACCCGATGCTCGCGGAGATGCTGACTGAGTTTCGCTTCGCCATGACGGCCTGGCGGGACATCTCCATGTCGCGGCTGCGCGACCTGGGCATCGTGTCGTTCACTGAGCAGGAGCACGACCGCCTGCTCCAGCTCATCGCCGACAAGGCGGTGGACAAGGTGGTCGAGGAGGCGAAGCACAAGGTCGATGAGCGGCGCGACCAGTGGTGGCAGCAGCGCTCGCTCCGCGTCGGCGTGGTGGTGGCCATCCTGGGCCTGATCCTGTCCAGCGTGACGACCTCGGTCGCAGTGGTAGCCTTCATCTGGCACCACTAAGTTCGTCAGTAAAGGAGGAGTGTGCATGAGCCAGGTGCTCGACTATTCGTGGGGTCGGCCGGGGGCGGCCAACATCAAGCAGGCGGGGTACGTCGGCGTGATGCGCTACCTGAGCCACGACACCACGGGCAAGAACCTGACCGCCGCCGAGCGCGACGAGCTGCACGGCGTCGGGCTCGACATCGGCCTGGTCTTCGAGGACGCGGCCGACCGCGCGCTCTCGGGCGAGGCCGGCGGCCAGGCGGACGCCAGCTTCGCGCTGGCCATGGCCCGCGAGCTGGGCTTTCCCGACCAGCTCCCGATCTACTTCGCGGTGGACTTCGACACCACGCCCGAGCAGCAGGCGGCGATCGACGCCTACCTGCGCGGGTGCGCGGCCGTCCTGGGGGCTCCGCGCGTCGGCGTCTACGGCTCGTTCTACGTCGTGGAGCGCTGCTTCGCGAGCGGCACCGCGGCCTACGGCTGGCAGACCCTGGCCTGGTCGGGCGGCCAGCAGAGCAGCCACAACGCGCTGTACCAGAACGGCTCGAAGTTCGGCACCGACGCCGACGTGAACGACGTGCGGGCGCCCTGGGGCGGTTGGAGCACCGGCGCCCCGGCTCCGCAGCCCGGCCCCGAGGCGACCGACCCCACCCAGCACTGGTGGGGGCCGTACGTGGACCTCGACGGGCAGACCGCCGACCAGGTGGTGGAGCTGAACGGCTACTGCCACGCTCCCGTCTTCGAGGCCGGCGGGACCTGGTACCGCGGCAACACCCCCGTCCAGCCCGCCGTCCAGGGCGAGTACGCGCAGTGGGTCTTGGCCAACCGCGTCAACGGGGCGTGGTACGTCATGGACGAGACCGGTGGCCCCCAGGGCTCGGGCAGCCAGGGCCGGCTCGCGCCGGCGGACGCCTGGTGGGTGGAGGACGCCGTGACCGACAGCTCGGGCTGCGGCGGGACCAACCCGCCGGCGGTCGCGCTCGCGGGCCACGGCCGCTGGTACTCGCTGACGGCGCCGCCCCCGCCGCAGCCGACCCCTCCTCCCGTCCCGCCGCCGGTCCCCACGCCCCCGCCCACGCCTCCTCCGACCCCGCCGCCGGGGCCGGACCTGACGGCCGCCAGGGCTGCCCTGGACGCCGCGGAGAAGGCCATCACCGACGCGCGCACCGCGCTGGGGCTGTGATGGGCGGCGAACAGCGCGATACTGGCTCCAGCAACCCCTGGTGGTGGGTGCCGAACGCAGCCATCGCCGCTGCTGGCGTCGTGCTCTGCGGGCTGGGGGTGGTCTTCCCCTCGGCCTACTCAGGCGAGCTGGTCACGGCTGGCATCGCGGCCGTGGTCGCCGGCGGGGCTCACGCTGCCGGGAAGCAGTCCCCGACCCCCTGACCACTCCTCCTTTCAGTCGGAAGCCCCGGGCGCCTCGCCCGGGGCTTCTTCCTTCCTACCCCCTGCGCAGGCTACGCCCGCGGGCGAGCCGGACGTACGTGACGTCGTCGCCCTGGCGCATCGGGGAAAGTACCTGTTCTGGTACCTGGTTCGAGGGCTCGGACCGAGACCACGGTACCCTCCAGCCGCTCGACTGCTGCCTGAACCGTTGGGTGATCCTCGGGTCCACGGGCCGCCCGGCCAGGTGGTCGAAGAAGGCCCGGCTGGTCAGCAGCTCCAGCTCCCTCGCTGCCGCGTCGCCGCGGGCGAGGTCGTGACAGCGCCCGAGCAGTTCGAGAACGCGTGCGGAGTCGCTGTCGGGCGCGGGCGGCGTGGTCGATACAGGTGCCGCAGACGACGTAGTGGGCGTCGAGTTCGGCGAGGTTGAGGCGCCTTTCCTCCTCGATCTCTTGCTTCCGATTGTACGACTTCGAGTTGTCACGGTAGTCCAGCAGCGACTCGTTCTGCATCATGAGCCGGCGGCCGACCGGACACATGGTCGGCCACGCGATCTCGGGGATGATGGGCCGCTTGTTCACGGGCACCGGTCAAGATCCTCCACATGGCCCGCGTCTCGCCGGGGGTGTTCTCCAGCTTCCGTGCATCGTACCCGGTGGGGTCCACCAGCGCATACACCAGCCGCAGCTTCACGACTCGGCGCCGGCGCCTGTCGTCGTCCTCGCGCAGGTCCCACGTCAGCTCGTTCTTCTGCCCGTACCGGCTCACTCGGGGTCAGGGTCCCAGGTGATGCGGATTGGACGCGCCCTGTCGTCGGCCGCGACGTAACAGTGGTGTCCTCTGTGCGGGGGGTTCTGACAGAACACGAAGATGTCTTTCTCGCCCTGGTGCTGGAGAGGGAGGTAGACCGATGCACCACACTGCGGCCTCGCGAAATCCGGGTGCTGGGTGAGAAACAAGTCGGTCTTCATCGAACGTTGAACCCCGGATCACCCGGCTTCAGGATGGTCTTGGCCGGCGTCACGATCTGCTGCTCGACACGCGCCCTGAGCGGCGTGGCCTCCTTGCCCTCGCGCTCCTGGCGCTCGCGGTGGTACTGGCCCAGCATGGCCATGAAGACGTGCCCGCACGCCTCGCAGAACGGCATCGGGTTGGCCTGGTCGTTGTGGATGCGGACCATGGGCTTGATCTCGCGGGGCCGGAAGTCCGGCCGCTCGTCCAGCTTGTCCTCGGGCCATGCCTCGTACAGCCAGTCGATGACCGTGAGGCAGAAGATGCACTCGTTCGGGTTGGTATCTGGGACGGTGTTGGCGTCTCCTTCTGACATCGCTGCCCCGGCGGGGATCTTGCTGACGTCTTCCATCTACATCTCCTCCAATCGAATCCACAGGTGCGGCGGTCGGTCCTCTCCAGTACGCAGGTCGTAGGCGTACATCACCATGTACGGCTCGCGGTGCATCACGATCTGCTTGTCGTTCCAGAACGCGTAGCCCTGGAGCGCGTCCCATACCGCCTTCTCGATGTTGTCCAGGTCGCCGTCGCGACCCTGGGGCCAGCCGGCCCGGCCCTCGCGGCGGCGCAGCATGCTGATCGAGGCCGGGCACGGCACGTGTGCGATCAGCGACGCCGCCAGCGTCACGCCCTTCGGGAACATCACCTCCTCGCCGTACTCCGCGATGTACGCCTCGCGGATGAACACGCGGTACACGACGTCCCGCGGGTGCGGGTACGTTCGGTGGATCTTGCCCTTCACCGTGTGGCGAGCCCGGCGCTGGGGCTCGGGCTTCGCCCACACGGTCAGCTCCATCGCTCGCCTCACTCCCAGCGCACCAGCCCCACGAAGAGATCCGTCTTCTTGCACAGTGGGCACATGAACTCGATCACGCGCGATACCCAGCCGCAATTGCAGCGCAGGCAGTAGAACACGTGCAGGGTCATCCCTTCACCCGACCGCAGAGCGGGCACGCGGTGCCCTTGGCCACGCCGGGGCACGTGCAGCCGGGCATGAAGTTGCGGGGCTCGGGGTCGCGGGGCAGCGGCCTAGTCGGCGCCTCCTGCGCGTCGCGGCAGTCCGGGCACGGCCGCGCGTAGGCGGGCAGGCTGGCGCACGTGCAGTAGCTCACCGCCCCTCCCGCTCGATCACGATGCCGCGCAGCATCCGGATGTAGGCCGTCGAGCCGATCGCCAGCTCGACACGAGTCCCGATCGCGCCCATGAGCTGGATCAGGGCCTGCAGGCGGTGCTGACCAGGCGTGTGCCCGTACTCGAACCGGATGGTCCCGCCCCCCTCGTGATCGACGTCCAGCATGGCCTTGACGTGCAGGTCGCGCAGCAGCTCCTGGCGCAGGCCCGAGCTGAGCGGGAACTGCTCGGCCTCACCCTCGCCGGAGACGAGCACGGCCCCGGGCAGCGGCCAGCGTCCCAGCGCCGTTCGCAGCACTCCCAGCCACTCGCCGATGACCTCGCCCTTCCAGCCGTCCAGGTAGGGCTCGCGCGACGCCGCGTCCATCGCGGTCAGTACCTGTTCTACGTCCATAGCCATCTACCCCACAGAATCAGCGCGGCCCAGGCGAGTATGGCGAGCACGGCGGCGACCGTTCGCCACAGCTCCCCGCTCCGCTCCTCGGTCTCGCGCCAGAACCGGCAGATCCGGTACCAGGTCCGTCTTCTTCGGCTCCACTCCATCGCTCGCCTCCAGCGGGCAGGTATGGGGCCGCCAGAGCGGCTGTCCCACCCGCAGCTTCTCGTTCGAGCGCACCATCGCGAGCTGCCAGGTACCGCGGTCGAAGTCGATGTAGGAGATCGCGAGCTTGTACGGGAGCTGGTTGCGCCACTGCTGGAGCGCCCGGTCGGTGCCGAACTCACGGTCGGGGATCTCGTCCAGCGGCGACCACGGCACCGCCTCGAACAGCGCCAGGTTACGATACGACGCCTCGCCGTACACGAGCAGGCAGGTCGCGTGGCAGCGCGGGCAGCGGGCCAGGTAGTCCTGGAGCGGCACTACACCGGCTCCAGCCAGCAGTGGATCTGCTGCACGTACTGGCCGTGCCACTCCATGTGGCGCCGGGAGACGAACCACGGCCCTTCCAGCCCCTCGTAGTTCGCCCCCGAGAAGTGAAGGGTCTCGCTGATCGCCGGCGGCCACGACCCTGCGGGCAGCTCGCGCTCGGAGTCATGCTCGTCCGGGAAGTGGACGTACACGTGGATGATGACCACCTACGGCTCCCCGTGGCGGCGCATGATGTCGGTCAGTCGAGCTTCCACGACCGGGTCATCGAACAGCTCCTCCATCACGTCGTGCACGGCCTCGGGGCTGTTCTTGGACGAGCTGCACAGCGTCACCGGCTTGCCGTTGCCACTGGGCCTCCAGCGCAACGACCACCACTGGTCGGTCTCACCCTTCGCGTTGCGGCCCTTGTACCGCGAGAACAGCAGCCGGCTACCCAGGGGCTGCGTCGTGGTCTGCGTATCCATTCTCGATCTCCATATACAAAGCATTTGCCAGCTCGCGTCCCAGTACGTAGGTGTAGAACGGGAGCTGGACGTACAGGTCCCCGGGCGCGAACGGCAGCTCGCGGCCCTGGGAGTCGCGGGGGCGGTCGCCCGCCTCCAGCTCGCGCATGGTGATCGGGGTCACCAGGCGCGGAACGTAGCGGCGCCAGGGCTTCACGGCCGCCAGCCCACCGCCAGGGCGAACAGCAGGTAGCCGGCGCACGCGCCGACTGTCGAGCAGCCCGCCAGCTCCAGCATCAGCCTCACCCTCGCACCACGTGGATGCAGTAGTGGCAGCGCTCGCCGATGAGCTGATCGGGGGCGCCGCAGGTCTCGCACGTGGCTGTGGTCCGGTCCAGCCAGGCGCGGTCGCGCGCCTTCTCCTCGGCCGTGCGGAAGTCCGGCATGGGGGTCACGACCACCAGCCAGCCGTCCGCCGGGTGGTCCTCGATCGCGGTGCCGTTGAAGCCGCGGGTGACGTCCATCGGGAAGGGAGGCATGTGGGCAGTGAAGTTGACGTGCGTCACCTGGATCAGCTCGCGGGCCGGGCCGCGCTGGAGCACGTAGCCGAGGTCGATGGAGAGAGCGTGGGGCAGCCCGACCAGGATCTGCGTCGCGTCGCGGGGCAGCGGCCCCAGCGGGATCTTGTAGAACAGGTCGAGTTCGCTCAGCCCCCGATGCATGAACATCACCCCGCCCTCCGGCGCCGCCGCAGGCTCACCACGTTCGACTGCTCGGGCGGCTCCTCGGTCAGCCGCGTGGTGCCGTGCCGCTCGTACTGCTCCCATTGCTGGTGCTCGTCGCAGCCGATCGTCTCGAAGTTGCCCAGCCGGCTGTAGTTGCAGTACGAGCACGGGTACGAGTCCCACGCCGACTGCTTGTACGGGGTCGGGATCTCACCGCTGATGCGGGCCGTGTCCGAGTCCTGTACGAGCTGGCGGGCGATCTCCTCGGGGATGGTCCGCATCGACTCCGACCACGGCAGCTCGATCACGTCGTGGTACGGGTCGCTGCCGTGCTTGGCCCCGGTGAAGTTGCCCTCCATGGTTCCCACGAGCAGGTAGCTCCGGCCGATCGGCCAGCCCATCTTGCGACCGATGTACATCTCGGTGACCATCTGCGCGCGGTAGTTCTGCAGGGCCTCGCTCGGCCCCATCCGCTTGATCCGCTCGCACTTCGAGATCCGCGGGCACTTCACCTGTACCAGCGCGATCTCGTTGTCGTGGTCGGGGTCGAGGACCATCACGTCCGGGTGGCCGGCGAAGACCATACCGTTCTCCAGCTCGTCGGCCCGACTGCCGTCCGGGTTGTACGAGCCGCGGGCCTTGACCTTGACCCGGCGCACCCACATCGAGAGCAGCGGGTCGTCGCCCTGGTAGCGCCAGCGGAACAGCAGGCTGGGCGCGCAGCCGATCAGCGCCGACCCCAGCTCGTGCTTCAGGGCGGCGACCGCGATGCCCTCGAAGTTGAAGCCCCGAAGCATGTTGATCTTGCTGTTCGGGTCCGGGAAGCCCTGGCGCACGCCCATGTGCTTGAACCCCGGCTGGGGGTCATGACCCAGGAACTTCTTCAAGCGGGCCAGCCGGCAGTCGAGCCCGACCAGCGACGGGCTCACCACGCCGGTCTCCCACTCGCCCTCGACGCTGTTGTGCTCGATCTGGAGCTTCAGCAGCTCGGGCACGTCGAGCGCCCGCAGGCCGTCGAGCAGGGCCTGCTTCAGGAAGTGTCTCCGCGCCCGCTGAGTCACGCCTTGACCAGGCCGTCCTGGTACGAGCACACCACGTCGTCCTCGCCGCTCCCGGGGTCCTTGATGCGGTACGCCGGATGGCTGCCCAGCCCTTCGTCGCAGGGCACGATTTCCAACACCTCGGCGGCCAGCTCGTCCGGCATGCCTTCGGTCTTGATCCTATCGCCGACCTTGATCTCGTCCATTTCGCTCCTCGTACTGACGGAAGGGGGCCGGACACGTCGCCCGGCCCCGGAGGTTCCCGTGGTGGCGTGGTCTACTTCTTCGGTTCCGGCTTGGGGGCCGGCTGGGGCGGTGGGGTCGGCGGCCCGGGGCACGGATGCTGCGTCGCCTCGGGGTAGAACTGACCGCACACGCTGCAGGTCGGCACTACGGCGCCGCCTGGTTGTGCAGGCACGGCGCCGCCTGGTCGTGCAGGCTGGGCTCCCGGGCGATCGACGCGTGCGCGTGCATCGACGCCTCCTCCAGCGCGGTGTGCGCCAGGGCCTTGCTGCGGCCCTCGGGCAGCGCGTTGTTCAGGAACCGCGCGAACCACAGGAACTCGCTGCGGAGCGTGTCGTGCCGCTGCACCGCCTCGCCGCTGGGGCTGTGGTACGCGTACCGCTTCCCCAGCTCCTCGTCGGCGGTGTGCTTCGCCGGCACGTCGGCGGCCACGGTCTCCATCGGCTCGTTGCCGCCGGTCGGCGCGGTGCTCGGCGTCTCGTCGTTGGTGGCCATACCTACCCCTTCCTGATGTTGTGCGCCTGGAGCGGCATCGGGTGGCCGCTGGTCGGGCACTCGTGGACGATGCCATACGAGCCCGCACCGTTCGGGTACGCCCGGCCGGTCACGACCACCCCGCACCCCGGGCACGGGTCGATCGAGTCGCCGACGTCGTTGGGCTCGTACACGTGCTCGCTGGCGGGCTGCGGCCCGCGCTCGCGCTGGTCGGGCGGCATCCACGCCTGCTTGTCCTCGGGGCGCACCGGCGCCGCCTCGGGCCGCATCCGCTGATCCGCCTCGTGCGCGTTCTCCGGGACGGCCGCCTCGCGCACCTTGCGCTGGCGGACGTGCTCGGCCCCGCTCGGGGTCACGCGACCCTCGCGCACCGCGGGGTTGGGGCTGGTCGCCGACGCCGCGTCGGTGACCTGGCTCGCGGCCTCGCCCTCGTACGGGCTGCCGTCCGCGTTCCGGCCGGTGGCGTCCATCCAGCAGCGCAGGGCGATGCTGTACGCGTCGCGGTAGCGCGGCTTGATCTTGCCCCGGCCGGGCGGGTAGTCATCGATGCCGTGGTCCGAGAGCCACACCTTGATGGCCGGGAACGCCTTGCCCTCGGGCAGGTCGTACTCCTCGGCCAGCTCGCTCTCGGTGTACGGGTCCCCGCCCACGACGTCGGAGACCAGCTTCAGGTCGGCGGCGCTGACGACGTCGCCTGCCAGCGCGGGAACGGCCTGCTGGCCGTCGCTCTCAGCCCCGCTGGCGCCCGCGAAACCCCCCGAACTCCCGGTCGATCCGCTCGACCGACCACCCGAACGTGCGGAGCCAGTCGTCGTCGCGGCTTCGGAGCCACCGTTCGACCGGGTCCTGCCCCTGCCCCGCGCCGGGGGGTCGGGCTCATTCTCCGGCTCGGGCTCGGCCTGCGCCTGCTGGCGCTGCCGGCCGCCCTGCTGCTGGCGACCGCCGCGGGCCGGGGCCTGACGACCGCTCGGCCGCCGGGGCTCGTCCTCCTCGTCGGGCGCCGCCTCGGTGCCCTCGCTCAGGATCGGGCAGTTCTTCTCCTCGTCCCACTCGCACAGGTCGGTGTACTTGCCGCCCTTGCCGCCGGGGACCCGGATCTTGACCAGCACCGCGGCGCCGATCTCGTCCGTGGCCTCGTCGCTCAGCTCGTCCAGCGTGTCGGCGAGCTGGTTCATCAGCGGGTCGCGGCTCTGGTGGTACGCGAGCCCGATCCGGCCCGCCTCCAGCATCACCGGTCGACCGCGCTCGTCCTGCGCAGCCCCGGGCAGCAGGTCGCCCTCGTACCAGGGGATGATGTCGAGAATCCAGCGCGGGCGCGGGGTGCCGTTGTACTGGTTCTCGTCGTCGGCCTCGATATTGGTGATACCGAACACCACCTCGCGGGCGACCATGGCATCGATGTCGAGCCACGACCCCCCGCCGCCGAACTTCGGCTTGTCGGCGCCCGTCTCCTGACGGGCCTTGGTCAGAAACCCTGGCATGCGCATCGCTCCTCGTAGAACGGTTGGGGGCGACGGTCCAACGCCGTCGCCCCAAGATACTAGCACAGCAGACGCTCGTCTGCTAGCCCTCCAGCAGCTTGTACCAGGCTGGAGGCTCCTGGCTCGCCGGCCTCGGCTCCGGCTCCTCGTTCTGGATGCCGCGGATCGCGGTCAGGTCCAGTCGGTTGAACACCGGCGACCCGTGCTCCGAGCACCAGATCTCCGGGCCGCTGCTCATGCGCAGCTCGAAGTGGGTGTCCGTGCGCTCGCACCCGGGGCGCCAGCAGACCCCCATGCTGACGTTGCGGAAGACGACGCGGTCCGGATACATCGAGCCCGGCGGGACCACGATGCCGTCCGCCCGCTCCTCCCAGCCGTCGCCGTACAGCGCACGTCGCAGGTGGTACATCAGGGCTTCCTCAGTCCGTACTTGCGAGCGACGCCGCGAGCACGGAGCTGGCGCTCACGCCTGCGCTCCGCGCCACGCCGATACCCGCTCGCGAAGCCGTAGACGGCTAGAGCCGCCAGCACGATGAAGAACAGAACCCAACCGATCATCGCACCTCCTCCAGGAACCTCCCGCCGGCCTCCCGGCCGACGTCGCGCCCAGCAGTATAGAACCTCTCGATGTCGTCGCCGCGGTGGAGTCGGTGCCGCCAGATCGTGGCGTCCACCGACCCCCGGATCAGCAGGTAGGCGTGGCGTAGGGTCTTGGCCTTCTGCTTCGGACCACGCCCCCGGGCTTCAGCCTGATAATGGAGCGCGGCGTCGCGCCGGGGCTCCCCGTACAGGAACCAGCGGGCGGCCGAGAGGTCGATACCCAGGCCCGCCGACTGAAGGTTGCCGACCAGCAGCGGGAGCTTCCCGGCCGCGAAGTCGTGGCGGATGCGGTCGCGGTCGCGCACGCTGGTGTCCCCGGTGATGACCGGGCAGTCCAGGACCCGCGCCAGCCCCTCGGTGTACGCGCGGTGCCAACCGAAGATGACCACGGGCTCGTGGTGCTCGACCAGCGGCCGGTCGGGACGCTCGACGTAGGCCAGCTCACCGGCGCGGAGCTGAGCGAGGTACGCCTGCGTGAGCCTGATCTTGGCCGGCACCAGGGCCTGCTGCTCGGCGTCCAGGACGCTGTCGGGCAGGTCGGCGTCCGGCCACGCGGCATCGCCCTCGCCGACCCATACAGGGAAGCGGTCCGGGAGCGCGATGGCCCTGACCTCCTCCTCGCGCAGGGCGAGCACGTTGGGCAGCTTCGCCCACAGCTCGTCCTCGTTGCGGATGCCGGTGTAGCTCAGCCCGGTCTGCGCGAACGGGTTGGGCGCCGCGTTACAGTACCGGCAGGCGAAGCATCGGCCGCACGCCGCGTTCTTGCGGTCCTTGGCCCACGGCGCCTTGAAGCACGCCTTCTTCGTGAAGAAGAACGGGTTGTTGGAGCTGCCGAAGGGCCGGAGCTGCCAGTAGATGTCCAGCGCGCTGTTCACGTACCAGGTGCCGGACAACTCCCACACCCGGTCGGTGCCCTTGGCCAGCGCGTCGAAGGCGATGTACCGCTGCGTCTGCCCCGTGGTACAGCGGAGGTAGACGTGGCTCTCGTCGGCTACCAGGTTGAACTGCTCGACCTCCAGGTGCTCCTGGAACCAGCCCAGCCAGTAGGGCAGAATCTCGGGGTTGATGAGGTAGACGCGCGGCATCCAGTCCGGCCAGTTGGTCGGGTCCGGCACCAGCCGCCGCGTGGACTCCTTGGTGCCGTAGCAGCGGACGAAGGAGAGGCCGAGGCGCATTGCCTCGGCCTCCTCCGGCCACACACCGAGCGCGGTGCTGGGGCCGACCACGACCAGATCGCGGGAGCGGCCGGCGTTGAGCCGGTTGTTGTGGGCGTGGAGCGTGGTACGGGTCTTGCCCGTTCGCATCTCCCAATTGAGCACGCCGCTGGTCCGTTCCAGCATGTCGGCCCCTCGGGGCTGCCACGGGAACAGGGTGTAGCTCACCCCCGACCACCCAAGCTCTGGCTCAGTCGCTGAATCTTGCGATGCAGTTCTACCGCCGACTTCATGATGGAAAGCATGTCGTCGATATCTCGCTTGCGATGTTCCAACCGGTTCATCGCCTCGTTGAGGGCGACGACAGAGGCTACCGTTCCCATTCTTACCTGTTCCAAGAACGCGTCGAGGGAGACTTCTTCGCCCTCGCCATCAACAGCGGCGCCCTCGATCTCCCAACCCCGGCGCTGGGCGCGCACGAGTTCAGCCAGAGCAGGGTTCTTCTCGGGGTCGATATCGAACCGAACATGGGCGACAGACGCCCCTTCCTCACCGTGACCGCGATTTCCTCGGAACTTGCTCACTCGTCGTCGCCGTGGTTGTCGCGCAGGTACTCGGCGACGTCGTACCAGTTGGTGGCCGCGAGCGCGAGCAGTCGCTTCGCCTTGCGCTCCTCCTCCTGCGCCGCCTCCATCAGGTCGCTGTCCACCACGCCCTCGATGGACGACCGTACCAGATCGGCCAGCACCTGGGGCTCCAGCGCGTCCAGCTCCCAGGAGTCGTCGCCGTACTCGCGCTGGTAGTCCTCGAAGCGAGAGTCGGTGGTCTTGGCCGGGTTGGGCGGCGGCCCGTACTGGTTGACCTGATCCATGGTCAGCGCCACCCGCTCGACGTTGAAGCGATCGGGGTACGCGACCCTCGCGTGGTGGCTGATGAACGTGATGAGCCGGTCGGTGATGTCGCGAGTCATGTCGAGGCCGGACGGGTCGTGGTCCCCGAAGTGGAAGATCACCACCCGCTTGCCGCTGCGGATCTTGCGCTGGAGCCGCATGCCGGCCAGCCACACCTCGGACGCCGAGGCGTACCCGCGGCACGAGAACAGGGGCACGTCGAGGTCGTTGCACACGCCCTCGAACACGCCCACCAGCGCGTCCTTCTCGATCCACACCTCGGAGTGGACCGGCTGGTCGCGCCACCAGTTCTCGTGGTAGTCGTCCGCGGCTGCCTGAACCACGTCCTCGGGGCTGTTCCAGCTCGACAGCGCCCGCAGGAACCGGGTCCGGTCCTCGATCGCGGTCCAGGAGACGCGCCCGGCCATGCGCGCGTCGTTGATGAGGTTGCCGAGGGACTTGTACGACTGCAACGTGTTGGGGATCAGCCCCCTGGCCACGTGCTGGTAGTAGAGCTGCCTGAGCGTCAGGCTGAAGCCCTGGGCCTGGTACTCGGCGATGATCGCGTTGGCCTGCTCGATCTTCGCCTCGGACGCCCGCGAGAACTGCTTATGCTCGTAGGCGATCAGGGTCACGTAGAACCTCCGACCACGCAGGATTTGTACGGGCTTGGGACCATACCGCGTGGTTACAGCGGGCACCGGCCCGCTGCCCTCCCACTATCGAGGGACGCGTCGCTGCGCCAGCATCTCGCGGACAGCGGCCAGCGCTGCCTGCTCGGCTCGCTGCTCGATACCCTCGTCGCAGTCCTTGAGCTTCTGCCGCAGGTCGGCGTTGTCGTTGGCCAGCGCTGTCGCGCGATCCTCCAGCTCCTGCACCTGGCTCTCCAGGTTGGCTGTGCGCCGGGCCAGCTCCTCCTCGATGAGGTCGGCCAGGCTGCGCACGAACGGGTCCAGCTCAGCCGCTGGCTGCTGGGCTGGTAGCTGCTCCGGGCTCTCCGGCATGCCTCGCCTCCGTGGTATGTCCAGCCCCACGCGTCGGAGCTGGGCGACTGAATTGGCGAGCCCGCGGTCGTGGTCGCCTGGGCTCATCGGGGTGACGACCATGTTCACGGTCTTGTCCGGATTGAACCAATGCAGCTCGGCGCCGTGCTGCTCGACGCGCCAGCCCCGGTCCAGCGCGAGCCTGTGCAGCTCGCGCATGGTGGGGTGGCGCAGGGTGAGACCGCTCACCCCGTGACGTTGCTGAAGTCGTGGTTAGCGCACCACAGGTAGAGCGCCCGGTCGGCCGGCTGATCTTGTAGCCGGTACTCGTATTGCGTGGCCTCCACAAACCAGCCGTACAGCAGCCGCTCGATCTCGACCACCGCGACAGCCAGCTTCTCCAGCTCGGCGACGGAGACCGTGACGTCGTACTGCGCCGGGTCCGCATTGGTGCGCACGTAGCGCTCGTCGTGGAGCCCGAGCTGGCCGAGCACGCGCCGCATGGTCGCGGTGTTGGCCTCACGCGCCTGCTCGATGAGCCGCTTCTGCTCGTTGAGCTGGGCCTGGAGTGCCCAGGTCCGCCACACGAATCGAGCCTCGATGGTGATCGAGGTCCCAGCGCGCTGGGGATCGCCATCGATGATCCACTCGGCATCCTCCAACAGCGTGAACAGACACAGGCGCTCCTGGCGGTTGGTGCGACGAGACCGCGTGGTCACGATCTGCGACAGCCGCGCCCGACACGGCGTCGTCCAGCTCGCGTCCTTGATCCGGTTGCGCCTGATCGCGTACTCCTGGCCCTCTTGCAGCTCGTCCAGCTTCATCGTGTGGCTCCGCAGTACGAGCACACCTCGCCCGTCGCCTCGCCCTTGGCATTGGCATTGGTGACCTTGGCCCAATTGTGCTGGCCGTTGTCACTGCTCGGGCATGGCCCCTTGCTGCCGTTCTTGCCTGCCATAGAACCTCCTTTCATTGGCAACGCGTGCCCCCGACTTGGAACGGGGCGCTGGCGCGTTACAGGGGCGCGGCCCCTGTCCTCCGCTCAGTAGCCGTTCGCTCGCTTGCCCTTGTTGGGGTCGGCGGGCGGTGGCGTGGGCTCGGGCGGCTTCTTGGGCTCGGGGTTCGGCTTGTCCTTGTCCTTGCCGTTGCCCCCGCTCACGCCGCCGCCAGTACGCGGGCGCTAGCGCCCGCCAGACTGGTGCAGACCTGGAAGTGGACCGGGCCGCCGGCCACCTGGTGCGGCTGGTTGTCGATGGGCACAACAGAGACGCCCGTCACGTGATACGTGTGCGGGATGCCGCCGCCGTCCCACCAGGTCACGGCCGCGCCGACGCCCCACGAGTTCATCGCGGGGCACGTGCCGACGTGGCAGTCGAACCACAGCCCCGGCTCGCAGGGGTCCACGTGCGCGGAGCCCGGGGCCAGGGTGCGGTTGACGGCGCAGGACCCGGTGACGTTGGCGCCGATCGCCACGTCGAGCCCGGGACCCTGGAGCCGGTTGGCGATGAAGGTCACGACCTTCGCCGGCGCCTGGACGGGCGGGTTGGTGGGCGGCCGGAGCGGCTGTACGGCGGCCGTGGGCGCCGCTGACGGCGTCGCGCTGGGCGCCGGGGTGTACGGAGCCGGCGAGGCCGGGCTGGCGGGCGCCACGTCACCCTGATGGGCCACGCGAGCCGCCGAGCCGCAGGCCAGGCCGGCGACGACGAACAGAGCGAGGAGCGCCCGCCTACTCGTCGTCGTCATCGTCGTCCGGAGCGCTGGCGCCGCCCTCGTCCGGGCTGCTCGCGGAAGTCCACGGTCTCGATCTCGGTGCCGTCCTCGCGCCGGGTGGTGGTCACGTCGGTGGCCGTGGCCGCCATGACGAACAGCAGCCGCGCCGCCTCGCCCTCGCCCTCGACGCGGTCGAGCTGCCGCCGGATCATGTCCAGCAGCATGCAGTGGGCGAACCGCAGCTCCTCGCCCTCGGTCGTGTGCCCGGTGAACATGGCGCGCGTCTGCCCGTCCGGCATGGCCAGCACCGAGTACGTGATGAGCGGGCGCTCGCCCCGCAGCAGGGCCTCCACCACCTGGTGGTCGCCCAGGAACTCGGTGGCCAGGTCCAGCTCGGAGCGGGTCCCGACCTGGCAGTCTCCGTCGCCCTCCAGGTCGGCGCGGCCGCGCTCGTACGCGGCCTCGGCCTCGGTCCACACCTCGGCCAGCCGCTCCGCCGCGTGAAGCTCGGGCGCGGTGGGCCTGAAGTCGTCCAGCATGGTCAATAGACACCTCCCTGATGAATGCGGCGAGCGCGGGCCTCGCCTCCTCCGTGGCCGTCGTGGCGACGAGCTGCCCGCGCAGCTCGGAGCCTGAACAGCACCTCCGAGACGCGAGAGACCTCGACGACGCCCCAGCCGTTGGGCAGGCGCTCGACCTCGATCTCGGTCTGGTGCAGCCAGTACCACACCAGCGGCCGCGTCCAGTCAGGCCCGAGTTGACGGGCCAGCTCGGACACGGTCACCAGCTTCTCGCGGGGCATGACCGCGTCAGTGTAGCAAACGATCGTCAACAGTTCTACCAGGTGCGAGAAGGCCCCAGCCTCCCGGGGGGAGAACTGGGGCCTTGGGGGGTAGTGGTGGCCGCTCGCTGGTACGTGCGAAGTGTAGCGGCTAGGAGCGGTACTCCGCGCCGCATGTCGAGCAGTAGTGCTGGACCGAGCGGTGGCCGCTGCGCAGGGTGCAGCGGTGGTGCCCCTCGGTGGCCGGGCTGATGTCGTTCTCTCTCCAGACGAAGCCGCACGTGCCGTGGGGTCCGGGCTCCTCGGATTTTTGGTCGAAGATCGGGCCATCGTTGACGTACACGCGCAGCCGGCCGATGCCGGCACCGGTCTCGATCTCGACCACCACAGCGCCGTCGATGTCCGAGCGGTAGGTCACGACCTGGCCGACAGCATCGAGCACGTTGCCAGGATCGTGAATGTCCACGTCGAGGGGGTTGGCTTCGACGCTGCCACTGACGGGTCGCTCGCGCGTGTCGCTGCTCACAGTCGCTCGGCCGAGTACGCGAGCGTCGCCTGGCGCTCACCGTGAGCCAGTGGCATGACGTTGTGCTCGCCGGCCTCCTCTGCGGTCCAACCGCTGCGCGGCCCGTCCTCCACCTTCTCGATGGTGAACCGCGACGCGTGGCCAGTCAGCAGCGCCCGCACTGCCTCGTTGACCTCGATCTTGCCGCCCGTGATGATGATCGTACTCACCTGATAGAACCTCCTGTCATGGTGGCGTACGGCCTTGGGACCGTACAGGGTAGTTACAGCCCTTGCGGGCTGCCCTCCTACTAGAACGCGAACTCCAGGAGCTTGCCGGCCGCGCGGTCCAGCTCAGTCCGCTTGTCGGCAAACGGGAGCGTCTGACTGTGGCGCGTGATGCCCTGGGCCATGCCCCACGCGGTGTTCGGGCTGCCGTCCTGGTCGATCACGACCGCGTCGTACGACGCCTCGATGGTGCGCCGGCTCAGGTTGAGCGAGCGCACGCCGAACAGCTTGTCGAGGACGCCCTCCTTGGTGTCGGCGATGGTGGTGGACATGGCGCGCGAGACCATCATCTGGTCCTTGTCGGTGCCCGAGTTCTGGTACTCGCGAAGCGCGATCGTCCACGTGTACAGGCGGTTGCGGATCGAGCCCACGTGGCGCAGGCTCAGGTCCATGACGTTGCTGGCGCCCCAGATGATGTGGTTGCCGCACATCTCCCGGTACAGGAACCGGGTGAGCTTCAGCGAACCGGCGCCGACCTCGCTGTTCTCCACGATGACGCCGCGGTACAGCCCGCCCTCCTGGCCGGGCTCGGCGATGGCGAGGTCGTTGTGGCACAGGAACACGAACATGTCGTGGTCCGACGCGTAGAGCGGCAGCGTGCCGTCGATCTGCCGCATGGTCGGGCGCGCGGGCGCCCAGCCCCGGGTCCCCCACTCCAGCAGCCGCTCGGCGATCTCGTGGTTCCACACGCGCTCGTACATGGTCGTCGTGAGCGCGCGGCAGAGCAGATTGCCGTTGACGTGGAACAAGAGCTTGGCGTCGCGGCCGTCCGCGCTGAACGAGCGTGTGGCCAGCCCGTGGTTCAGGTTGTCGCAGGCGAGCGACGGCGGCAGCGCCCGCAGGTACTCCGCGGGGGCGCCGATCCGGTTCGCGAGCTGACCGAAGCTGAAGTGCGTGAGCAGCGCCGGGGTGCCGGCCTTGCCCACGAGCTGGACCTGGTCGCCGTCCGGCCGGGTGCGCAGGTCGCCCCACGGCACGGACCGCTCGGTCGAGGTCTGCGCGTACGCGTGAGTGGCCTCGTACAGGGCCTTGAGGCTGTCGAACCTCTCGTCCGCCGGCCGGGTCGCCCACTGCTTGTGCGCCTTGAACAGCTCCATGACAGAACCTCCAACGTGGCTTGATTTGCACGGGCTTGAGACCGTGCTGCCGCGTTACGACTGGCCGTCGGGCCAGCCGCTCTCCGCGCTCAGGATGCAGCGTCCACAGCCGCCCAGGCGGACTGGAACGCGACGAGATCGCCCTTGCGGCATCGCCGCAGCATCGCGCGAGCTTCGATCAGCCGACCGAGGGCTCGCCGTCTCGATTCGGCCGCGTCGAGTTCGGCTTCGCACTCGGCCGTAATGACCTCTTCGGCCTCGGCCTGCTCGTCCGCGTTCTCGGCGTTCAGGTACCGGCGGTCGGTGCGCAGTCTGCGCATGACCATGGCGTCCAGTGCGCGCTCTCGCGTGACGTCGTCCATTGGGGAACCTCCAACGTGGCTCGATTGCCCGGGCTTGGAACCGGGCTGCCGCGTTACTGAGGCGTGAGCCTCAGTCCTCCGCGCTGTCTCGCTCGCGGCGCAACAGCTCGTATGCTGAGCTGAGGCCGCCGCGGATGGGAACGAGGCTGTACCGCTCGTCCAACACGTGGTATGTCGAGCCGCCCGCCCGGCTGAAGTACATTGCTGGACCCGGGGTGCCGGGCACAGGGCCATTCCAGCCATTGGACGGGTTGTACCAGCCGCCCAACACGCGCAGGGCCTTGTTGACGCCGTTCTGGTCGCTGACGCTGCCGTGACCGGTGGACAGGTAGATGATTCGGTTGTCCTCGGCCGGGACCCACGCCAGCATGATCGTGCTGTAGTGGCGCAACGCCAGCACATCCGTACCAGGTCGGGCCGGGTCTTCACCGGGCACAATAGCCCAGGGACCAGCCACACCCTTGCCAGCGTGCACGATGCTTGCCAGTGTCGCCATCGTAGAACCTCACTGCGGCCAGATTGCACGGGCTTGGAACCGTGCTGCCGCGTTACAGCGGTTGTACGAACCGCTGTCCTCCGCGTTCAAGCGAGCGACCAACCGCACGCGACGCCGAAGCGACCTGCGCTGTACGACGTGCCGTGGACCATGACGCACTCGACATGGGCGAACTCGTTACCGCCGTCCATGTTCAGGAAGTGCTTGCCGCTGAGTTCGATCGGTTCGTCGCACTCGCAGCACAGGTCATCGCCGTACTCGATCTCGGAGTATTGCGGGTCGCTGTATTCGACGTCGGCCCATGTCGAACCGGAACCGTCCGCGCTCGTGTTGAACGTGCCATCGGCGAGTTTGTACAGACTGAGCATTGCCGTACCTCCCTGTAAGTGCTGTGCTCGGGCTTGTATCCAGGCTTGCAACTGGCTGCACTTGCAGGCGCCTTACAGCTAGAACCGCGGGGAACAGGGAGGTTCTATCGTGCTGGGGCAATCATCTCTTGTCTGTACCGCGGCGCCGGCCACCGGGCGGACTGTGCGGCCATCAGGGAGGTAGCGTCGGGACGTGGGGTTGGAACCCGCGCCAGGAACTGAATCCTACTCGACTCACCCGTATGCACTGTCGGTATTGACTTCCGGTCCCGGAGGAGTCCTGACCCTCCGTCCCGGCCGGTTCCGTCCGGCCGATGAGACGAGTATGACCGGGCAGCAAACGCTTGTCAACAACTTTTTTGGTCAAGACCGATTTTGGTTCGTCGCACTGTACGACGCGCGAGAGTCGAGGCTTGTATGAGGCTAGGTCACATGCCACATACAGCAGTTCACATGCCACATAGTGGCATGCACATGCCACATACAGCAGTACGAATGGCCTATTGCGTCGTGCAGCTTGTATGTGCTAGTACGCGCGCTGTACGCGATACTGGTTTGTACAGGACCAGTCGGACTTGCCGACTGACCGCAAACAGCGTGCCCTGGACATTCGGGGGGGTAATGTTAAAGATCCTTCTCAATTCTATGGCATGTGGGACATGTGAAAGCATCCCGCACACCGCAGTATGGAATACGAAAATGGCATGTGGGCATGTCAGCATGGCTTGTTACTTATTCGCTTCGCTGGTTACGTATGCGCACCCACACGCACAGGTTCCCCCCGCACTATAGAAAAGAATACCTCTGTGTATACGCGCCCACGCCCTCGCGCGCGAGGACCAGCCTACGTACTGCCCCGTCATACCTACCCCTTGCAGAGGCCCCCGGACATGCGCTATGCTCTCCGTCGCCCGCCCCACCGCGGGTCCGGGGGTGGAAGCCCGGCGGTGAGAATCGAAGCACGGAGGCCCATGGCGATCTCAGAAGACCTCGACCCCAAGGAGGCCCGACGCCTCCACAACGCAATCCGGCAGGCGCTCATGTCGATGGGCGGGCGCCGGCAGCCGGGCAAGCGGGACGACAGCGGTCGCACCCGTGAGAAGGTCCGGCACTCCTGCCTGTTCCACGACGACCCCGAGCCCAGCGCCGACTACTACGCCGACGAGGGCTGGTACTACTGCCACGGCTGCGGCCAGGTCTACCCCCTGGACGACGTCGTGGAGGTACTGCGCCAGATGCAGCGCACCGAGCTGGACGGCCTCAACCTCGACCCGGGGGCAAAAGAAAACGCCCGTCGTGGAAGGGACGGGCGCAGCACGGAGATCAGGTCGCCGCACCATCATAACAGGTTCGGCGAGCCGGATGTGGTCTACACCTACCGCCATCCCGGCGGCCAGATCAGCCACTACCGCCTGCGCTGGAACCGGTACGACCCCGAGACCAACGAGTACACCGGCAAGGATCTTCGCACCCAGGGCGCCAACTTCGCCTGGAAGGACGTCGCGGTCACCTGGCCGATCTACGGCGATACCACCCTCTGGCCCGGCCTCAACATCGTTGTATGCGAGGGCGAGAAGGCCGTGGACGTCATCAACGGTCGCGCCGAGCTGTACAACGACTCGCTGATCGTCGCCGTGACCTGCGGCTCCGCGGCGGCGCTGCTGCAGAACGGCCACCGCCTCGCCGATCGGCTCTCCCAGCTCTCCCCCTCTCGCGTGCTGATCTGGCACGACAACGACCGCCGGCGCGAGACCATGCGCTGGGTCGCTCCGCTCCAGCGAGCCCTGGAGGCTCACGGCGTCACGGTCGGCCGTGTGGACCTGACCCCGCTCGGGCTCCCCGCCAAGGCTGGTCCCGACGACTTCGCCGCCCTGGGCGGTCATCTCGCCGACGTCTTCGGCTCCACGTTCACCCCCCAGGGAGCACCCACCCTCGAACAGCTCATCCGGGACACGGTCGTGACCTCGGACGGTCGCTTCCTGATGCCCGGCTCTCGCCGGCTGTACGACCTCAAGATCGAGCACCTGGAGGCTCTGTGGTATCGCCATACTGGCGGCCAGATCCCCAAGCAGCAGGCGGTGAAGATCCTCCGTTCGGGTCTGCTCAACCGCTCCGTCGATTCGCGGACCCAGGTCGAGTACCGGCGCTGGGTAGCTCCGGACGGTGACTCCGTATACTGGCGGCCGTACTCGACCGGGCATTGCTACCGCATCGCCGAGGACGGAGTCCATACCACGTACGACCCACCCGACGTCCTGCTCATGGTGGACGACGACCAGCACTTCGACCCGTCCGTTGACGAGACCGGCACCATGCAGGACCTGGAGAACCTGTGCGCCCGCTTCGGCCTCACCGCCGACCAGGCTGCATTGGTGCTCGGCTGGCTTGTATGCGCCTTGCTTGGCCTCCAAACGCCGATCCTCGTGCTGCGCGGCGAGTCCGGGTCCGGGAAGACCACCCTGGCCCGCTTGCTGATGGCCATCGTGGAGCCGTCCGTGCCGTACACGGACTTGGCCTCTGACAGCCGCATGACCTTCGACCAGCGCCAGCTCGTGAACACGCTGAAGATGAACCTCGGGGTGATCGTGGACAACGTGTCCAAGTTCAGCCCCGAGGCCGAGGACATGCTCAGCCGCCTCGTCACCGGGTACGGCGCCCACCAGCGCATCCTTCATACCGACCAGGTCGAGGCCCTGCACATGCGGCGGGCCGTGATTGTGACCACGATCCATTGGGACGTGAAGAAGGGCGACCTCGCGACCCGGCTGCTGCCCCTGCATCTCGAAGACCGCGGCGAGTACATCCCCGAGCGCAAGATCGAGGAGGTGTTCGCGCCGATCATCCAGCGCATCCGCGGGTTCGTGTTCGACGCCGCGGTGGAGTTCCTTCAGCAGCGCGCCACTACCCCCGCTATCACCAGTATCCGCATCGCTGATCTCGGCTACGTACTGGCCGCTCTCGGGTACGACGGCCCGCACATGGCTGCGCTGCTGTACCAGATGCGCTCCGAGGTCTTGAACGAGACCGATTACTGGCTCGGCGCCGTGGTCGATTACTACCGCTCGCAGTACGACGATGAGCGGCCCAGCCCCGGCGACTACTTCCTGTCGCTGGCGGCGGACATCGTCGGCCACATGGTCAACCTCGGATGCGAGAACGTGCCCAGCCATCGTTCTCCCGCTCTGGCCCGCTGGCTGCGCGAGCGCAACCCCATGTTCAAGGACTCCGGCTTCGTGGTCGAGTACATCAAGACCACCGCCTTCCGCGGTTGGCGTTTCCGTACCATTCGTCGCACCGAGTGGGGCGATGAATAACAGGTACATCTGGACGCGCGGCGAAGTGGACGCGGTGGTGCGTGAGGTGTGGGGCGTCAACCTGCTCGCCTGGCAGCTCGATGATCTGTACACTTTCGTGTGCGGCGGCATCTTCGCGTACAGCATCCCGACCTACCACGGGAAGTCGATGATGATGGAGATGCTGCACTGCCTGCGCCTGGGTGGCAACGGCAACCGCCGCCAGATCGGGGTCAAGTCCAACGACACCACTGCCAACGAGATGGCCATGGAGGTCTGCCGGCGGCTGGTGATCCTGGCCACCGAGGTGAAGCGCGGCGGTGCCCCGGCGTTCCCCTGGGCCATGCCCGTGTGCAAGTGGTCCGGCCGCTCCCCGGGCGAGCGCATCGACATCTCGCGACACACGCCGTACGGCATCAAGGACGGCTTCGACGTCGAGGGCATCGACCGCCGCCAGCGGCATCGTTCCATTCACAGCTTCCGCGCCTACGGCATCGGCGACAAGGACTTGCAGGGTAAGGGCGGTGATACCAGCATCGATGACGTCGAGACGCTGGAGCACGCCGACTCCGAGGCCGAGCGGCGCGTGCTCTCGCGCCGGCTGGACGGTCTGGTGCGTACTATCCAGGACGACCTCGCTGAGATTCTGTGGGTGCTGGTCGGCACGCCGATGTACTCGGAGTCCGTGTACAACCAGATCACCGAGCGACTGGAGGGTTTGCCTGTCCCCTGGGCGCGCATCCTGCGCCCGTACCAGAACCAGGACGGCTCGCTGCTCATGCCCAGCCAGCGCGAGAAGGTCGAGATTCAGCGTGCGATGATGACCAAGCGCGCAGCCGCCGCGGCGTTCGACCTGACCATGCCGCGGTCTCGCAAGCTGAGCAAGGACGAGATCCTGCGCGCTGTTCGCGACGAGACCATGCCCTGGATCGAGAACGAGCGCGAGTTCGCGCACTGGTTTCTGGATTGGGCGATGCGCAACACGCCGCCGTACATGGCGCCGACCACTTGGCGTAAGTACGTCGAGGAGCGCATACAGCAAGACCTCCAGTTCTATATCTGCTGGGACCCCGCGACCGAGAATGATTGGGCGATCGTGCTGCTCGCGATGTGGGGCGACTACGGTTGGGTGTTGCGCTGCACGATTGACGACACCGACGTGTGGGACCAGATGCAGCTCGTCAAGGACATCTTCCTGCGCTTCCCGTCCAGCCGTTTCATCTTGGAGACCAACGGCCAGCAGAAGGTGTTCCTGGACGTGGCTCGCGAGGACGACGTGCTCCGCAACGTGCCCTACGTCCGCCACACCAGCCAGGGCAAGGAGCACCCGCGGGCCGGGCTCCCGGCCATGATGGAGTTCTTGCGCGAGGGCTACCTGCGCACCCCCTGGGCGGACGCCCCCCGGGCCGAGGTCGAGTTCGCGCCCCTGGAGCGGGAGATCGAGCGGCACTCCGCGACCGCTCACCCCCACGCGCTGATGGCGATCTGGTTCGGCTGGCGCTTCCACCGGCGCCACCGCCAGGGCAACTCGATTCGGCGTCGGATAGCGCAGGAGGAGCTGGAGCGTCATACTCAGCCCGTGCGGATCGACGTGCCCAAGCCGGCCATCCTGCAGCCCAACTCGGGCTCGGCCTGGAGCCCCACGCGCTCGCCGTCGCAGCGCCGGAGGTCGGCTGACGCCTGGAAGCGGAGGCACGGCCGGTGAAGTCGCTGCGCGAGCTGTACGAGGAGCGCGTCGCCAGCGACGAGTTTCGCCGCCGCAACCGCACGTACGACGAGCTGCAGAAGGTGTTCGACTCCGAGGAGGCGCACCAGGAGGGAGACGGCAGCTACCGCCCCAATCTGCAGGACCCGGGCAGTGGTGGCGACGCGCAGAAGGACGCCGAGGAGATTGTCGTCAACCAGACCCGACGCGTGGTCAATCACTTCACCGCGGTGTTCGCGTACCCGCCTCGGGTCTCGCTGCTGCCATTGGTGCTGGAGAAGGACCAGGCCAAGTTCGTGGCCGCCGACGCGCTCACCGAGTACAACGACCACGTGCTGAAGAAGTCCAACATCGCGACGCTGCATCCGCGCGTCTCGCACTGGCTGTCGCTCCGCGGTGACGCCATGTACGGCGTCGATTGGGGGCTGCTCAACGGTTGGGGCGCGATGGGGGACCTGAAGCGTGGTGTCCGCATCTTCACGTTCGACCCGCGGCACTGCTATCCGCTCATCTCGAAGTTCGACCTCGGTGCCTGCGACGACATGCTCATCGCCCTCGAAGTCACTCGTGAGCAGGCTCGCGAGATGTACGACGTCACCGATGAGCAGATGGGAACGATGCACAACCCGAGGGTGTTCTACTACTGGACCTCGAAGTCGTTCCGCGCCGCGGTCGAAGATCACGTACTGGCGGACGAGAATCACGACCTGGGCTTCTGTCCCTTCCGCTGGATCTTCGGGGACCCCTCTGGCAAGTTTGCCCAGGCGGACGTCCGCGAGGTTCCCAAGCTGCAGCGCACGTTCAACGAGGGGCTGTTGCTGGCGATAGACGCCATCCGCAAGCAGGTCGATGGCTCGTGGTGGTACAGCGCCGACGAGACCAAGGAGATCGAGCCCACGCCGGGCCACGTGGACCCGCTCGGTCCCGGCGCCACGGTGGGCCGCTGGGAGATCGCGGCCGACCCGCAGATCATCCTCGGTGTGATGCGCTACCTGGAGGACTCCATCCAGGCGACCACCGGCGTCTCGCCGATCTCGATGCAGGGCGCGGCGCCGCAGACCTCGCACGTCACCGGCGCGGCGGTGCGCCACCAGGTGGAGGCGGCCGAGGCCCGCAGCGAGACCCGCAAGGCTCTCCTGCAGGCGGCGTACTCGCGCCTGGCCGAGTACGTGATGATGGTCACCCGGCTGAAGTTCGCCGGCGAGACCATGCTGTTCCGCTCGGGCTCCAAGCTCAACGGCTTCAGCGCCGACCAGATCGCCATGTACGTCGAGGCCGAGGCCGAGTACGGCGGGTTCCTGGGCCTGCCGCCCGAGCAGCGGGTGCAGCTCGCGATGGCCGGGCTCGGGCACCTGTGGGACGACATCTTCGCCAACGACCACATCGTGGACCTCGGCGTCTCGGGCACCGTCATGCGCGAGCGGATCGCGGCCTACCAGCTCGCGCAGGCCAAGGCGCAGGCGCAGGCGCAGCAGGCGATGCAGCAGGGCCAGGGTGAGGAGGGCGCCGAGGGCGGGGCGCCCGGTGCTCCCGGCGCGGCTCAGGCGGCGCCGCCGACCATGGCCCGGCCGCAGCGCCCGACCGCGCCCAACGGGCCGCAGCTCCGCAACTACCTGGCCCGCAGAACCGGCGCCGCCAACGGGCACTGATGGCCGGCACGCAGTTCAGCGCGGACTCCGCGAAGGCTGGCCCCGGGCGGCCGATCCGCGGCGCCGGCCAGCGGCGCGTCGATCGCGAGCAGCGCCAGGCTGCGCCCAGGGGGGCCGCCAAGGCTCAGGGTCCGGCCGGCGCTCCTCGTGGCGACGGGCCGCAGCTCGGGTTCCCGCAGGCTGAGCAGCAGCCCGAGCCCGACCAGTCGTCCGACCTGCGTCACGTGCAGCTCCTCGCTCAGCACGTCAACATGCAGGGACTGGGGCGCGAGTCGCTGTTCGGGAATCGGGTCGCGGTGAACGGCGAGTTCCGTCAGGTGCTGGGCGCCGGCCAGGTGCCGTTCGACATCTTCGAGGATCTGTAGGTTGGCATACAACGAGAGCCTGCCGGGCTGGGGTTGGTGGCTTCGGGCTGCCGGCTGGAACGTGCTCGTGTGGGGTCCGATCTCGATGCTGGTGATCCTGCTCTCGGTACGGTGCTGACATGGCGGTGAACAACCCGCTGAACACGCTCTTGCCGGCGGCGCAGCAGCCGTCCGCGGCGTCGTTCCCGGGCGCCGGTCAGGCGCCGAGCTTCGGGCCGTCCCAGCAGCAGTTCACGCTCCAGAACCTCGGCCAGCAGCAGGGCGTCGGGCAGGCCCCGGCCGCCACCGCGCCGTTGCCGCAGCTCGTGCCGTACGTCGGCATGCAGCCGTACTACACCGCGCTCGGGCAGCAGCCGCAGGCGGTCATGCCCCAGGTCTCGGACCCCACCCTGCAGGCCATCCAGCAGAAGCTCGGAGCCCTGCAGGCGACCACCCCGCTTCTCCAGGGCGCGCAGCCGCCCCATCCGCAGTCGGTGCTGGCCAAGCAGCAGGCGCCGATGAGCCCGCTCCAGATCGTGGGGGCGGCCGGGCAGCAGCTCTGGCAACAGGAGGTGGTCAAGCCCGTCCAGGACTACATCAAGACCTGGCAGACCAACCCGCTGCAGGCGCTGGCCGAGACTGCCATCGGGCTCGGCACG